CTGTCGTGGTCTGCCGCTGAAATCACCACCATTTCCTTGCGCTCGGCGCGCGGAGTGTTGTCTTGCGTGTAGCAAACATTCTCACCCGGCCCCTCCAAGATTTCGGGCACCCACCCGGTGCCGGTCGCCTGCTCGCTGCTCGCATCTACCGGCACAGAGACGGGCGCAGCAGCGATCATTGAGCGGTAGCAGTCCGTGATTATGAGGCCAAGGTGCTCATCGGCTGACTCCGCGCCGGCATGCAGCATTTCAGCATTGGGCTCAACCGGCACAACCTTCCATCCAGCAGGCACAGCCCCCTCGCTCTTGTGGGCGACGCCGACGAGCTTATCGACGGCATCGATAATGTATTGCGTGTAATCGGCGCGCTCATGATGGCCGCACACGATAGCGCGTATGGTGCCGTCCAGTGGGTCATGCTCATAAAATGGCGCATCCTGCCCAGCGCAGAATTCGGCTATTACTTGTGCCTCAAATGCCGCCCGCTCATCGCTAATAGGTTTGCTCATGATTGTTCCTTTTTATGGACGCACGTCGATTGCGAAAACTTCAACAGGATCAGGCCCGAAGTGCGGGTGTGTTATCACCTGGATGGTGTATCCGCGATACGGTCGCATGATGCGCAGGTCTGTTTTTTCTCGGCTTGGATATCCCCATATGATGGCGATTTCCTCGTAAATTCGATTCTTTAGACGACGTGTCCAATATGGTGTCGTAAGCCGGTATTCAAATTCCTTCTCGCCGCTTTTGATCGCGTTGAAATACTCTCCTTTCAAGCGAAGTGTCAGGGTGTCACTCATCCCAACTCCTTCGCAGCCTTAATAGCCACGTCGATGACGTCGTGCAATCGGTCGGGATCGGCGCAGCACTCGGGCTCCATATCGAAGCCATCTGCCCTCGGGCACTCGCAGCAGATATGCGTATTCGGAATATTCTGGCGAACTCGCTCAAGCGCTGCTAGTAGTGCTGCGTGCGAGGCGGTGAGGGCGTCATACTTCTCCTGAAGACCAATCAATCGCACACGCGGGGATTTTTTCAGGTCCTCCTCGTACTTCGCAAATGATGCGGCCCTGCGCTCGGCTACTGAATCGGGATGATGCTGCTTGCAGAACCCGTCTTTAATGGCATTGCGAGTGCATCGATGCCCATGCCAACTGAATTTGCCGAAGATCGTCTCTTTGCATTTTTCGCTCACCTCACCACCTCCGACAAAGTCTCATTCGTCCGCTCACTAGCCACCACATGCAACCGCGCTCGCCTCGCTACCTCAACTTCACACGCAAGCGATGCCTCATACAGATCGCGAAAGCCTGCGAGTTCAGCCCCGCGAGCCTTGTGCCGCTCGATAAATTCACCGACGACGCGGGCTAGTTTTGCTTCTGGCGTCTCTTTCATTTTTAGCTCCGGCTCTGACGGCGCTCATCGGCACCGCGTAGGAAAGCCACTATGCCGAGGATTAGCAGGGCGTAGAGGGCGGTTAGGTAGGGCCATGTGGGCATGGTGGCTCCGGGGTTAGGCGGCTTGCAAAGATTCAAAGAACGGCCGGATCTGATCCAATTCGATGTAGTAGTCAGCCCATTTCCCGCCTCGATGGGCGAGCGAGATCGTCGTGAACATGCGTCCTATCTCGCCCGGTATCAGCAGCGCACGCTCCACCTTCTCGTTCGCCTCATCGAAGCACAAGCACACGAAGAAGTCAGCGATAGCCTCCTGCTTTTTCACTGAAAAGGCCCAACGCCGCAAGTCTCTGTTTTGACTGTATGGCCGAAGCCTGGACGCCTTAACGTCGACGCCATAATCCCCAACTTGAAAATCAATCTTGCTTTGGAACTTCTTGCGGTTCTGGTCTATGGCGAACGGGACCATTTCCTGAAAGATTGCTTCGGCCTTGGACGCGAGCTTGTCTGTTTCCGATCCGTATTTCTGCTTGTCGCCTATGACCGGCTCACCAGCCTTGCGCAAGTAGACATAGACTGATTGCCATGGGATGCCGAGGTCGGCGCCGACCAACTTGAGGTTTTTGGTTTTGCGATAAGCCTCAACGCACTGCGTGGTTCGGTCTATCGTTGTCATATCGCCGCCCATGCCGCCCGCGCGAAGGCCGGGCTAAACGGGATGTCGTCTGACATACTGTCGAATCCGCCGCCAGCAGGAGATTGGGATGGTGCCGCACGAGTGCCGCCAGACGAACGCGCCTGCGATGGTTCACGGTCACCATCCGCACTACCTCGGCCGCCGAGCATCTGCATCTGCTCGCCCACGATCTCGGTCGAGTACTTTTCGACGCCAGTCTGATCCGTCCACTTGCGCGTACGGATGCGCCCTTCGATATACACCGACGAACCTTTTTTCAGGTATTCCGCCGCGATCTCGGCCAGACGGCCGAAAAACGCGATCCGGTGCCATTCGGTGGCTTCCTTCATCTCGCCGCTGGCCTTGTCCTTGTAGCGGTCGGTGGTCGCCAGACGGATGTTGGATACGGCGTCTCCGCTGGGTAGGTAGCGAGTTTCAACATCGGCGCCGAGATTGCCGACAAGGATGACTTTATTGACGGATGCCATTTCTATTCCTTAGGCGTGTTCGACTTCGGGTTGGTTGGTAGCGGCGACTTTGCCCTCAAGCCGACGAATCATTGCCTCAACCTCCGCATTGAATTGCAGCAAGCCGATAAGCAATTTGCTGATGTACGCCTCGTCACGATAGATGCGCTGCACGTAGAGCCGCAGCGATTCTTTCTGGCGGGGATCGTAAGAGACAAAATCCCACCATTGCCGACCGGTCACAAGCATGTTCCCCTGCACCTGCGGGCGGTGCTCCTCAGGCATGCCGCTCAAGATGGTTTTGATATGTACTTGCTCGTCATGCGGCGACTTCATCTCTAGGCCACCATCGACGCCGATCAAGCCATCTGGCGACGCGCCGATAAAGTCGAATTGCGGGTGCAATAGAAAGCCGCTTTCGGTGACGATATTTCCCGTCTCGACTTGATAGGCTTCGAGCGAAAATGGCTCGATGTCTTTGCCCCATGAGAGCGACTTCGCGCCGATCTCGTGCTTCGGAATTCCTGCTGTACGCTCGAAAGCGACGACGCGCATGTAGGTGTCGCGCTCTGCGGTTGATTCCGGCAACTTGGGCTGGCCTTTGCGCGTCCCAGATTTCCAAATCGCGCCTGGCTCGACTTCCGATATGGAGATCGCAGCACCAAAGCAGGAGGCGGTGATCTTGCCCGCGCGTTGCTGGCGCCACGCATCGGTGCGCTGTTCGATGATGTCACTCATTTTCTGCGGCCTCCCTTACCACTGCATCTTCTGCGCCAGCGATTTCCTTGAGCCGCGCCAACTCTTGAGCGCCGATAGCCCTGCGGTCCTGAGCCGTCAAAGCGTCGCCGTTCTGCAATGCGCCGCCAGCCCATGCCTTCGCAAGCGCATCTTGTCCGCCCTCCTTAGCGATGAACTCAAGCTCTCCGATCAGCATGCCGTGGCGCTCCGTGCGCTCCGCCGTCGGGCGTGCGGCCTCGGCGGTCTGAGTGGGCGTTTTCTTGATCTCGATGGCTGCGCCCATATCGACGATCCGCTCGGCCTCATCTTGGTCGTAGATGCCGACATATCCGAAAGCGAGGCGGGCGCATTGAATCATTGCCTTGTGACGAAGCATTCGCTTAGGATGCGACCCCCATGGAGCCGTGCCGCGCTTACACTCCTCCAGATACTCAGTGACACGAATTGGATGCGAGCGATCCTTGCGGTGGATAATGCAAGTGCACTGCTTGTCGTCTTGCTCGAAGTCCATGCCGTCAAACTGCGGGGCTTCGTTGATAATCCGCGCCCAGCCGTCAACGCCGACGACCGGGATGATTCCGTTGTTCTTGTCGGGGAAGGCGTAAATTTCCTTCGTGAAAGGATTTAGCCCGTATTGGTTGGCGACAACGAGCAGCGCGCACATTTGCGCATCGCTAACCTGCCCCTTGAACGCAGTTGCCTTGAGAATGTCCAAGACCTCTGGGTTAGCGTCTAAGCCGAAGCGCTGCGCCAACTTGGACGCGAGTGAGGTTGTCATGTTGCTTGCTACTACGATGTTGCTCATTGCGATCTCCATACCCGAGACTCGGCCGGGTGTTAGGGGTGGCGGTTTAAAACGGAATCGGACGAGCAAAATCGACGCGCTGCATGTTGTCGATCACTCGCATGGTTTCTGCGCCGAGTACATAGAACTGCTGGCCTGGCGCACATCTAGCGAGGCGCTCTGCTTCGCGTACCGCATCGAGAAAATCTGCGTGGCGATGCGATGGCGGCTGTGATCCGGTCGGGCACCATACGAGCCAGAATGTGTCTTGCATTTCGCTCATGCGGCTCGCTCCATGTTATTGGCGGCGAAGTGCCGATCGGCGGCGTCATAATCGAATTTCTTGAGCCACTCCATCGCGTCGCCAATCTCGACGTCGTAGTGGGTGGCTAGGGTTTTGGCAATCTCAGCATCGCCGGGGCCGTTCGTGATGAAATCGACGCGCTTGCGGCGAGCCTGTTCCTCGGCTTCCGCTTGCAAGCGCTGTTGCTCGGCGCGCTCCGCATCGACCCGGGCGTTTTCGATCAGCGCTTCTGCGTGGTCCGCCTCAAGCTTTCGCTCTAGCTCAAGGCGTTCTTGCGTCTCGCGATTGATGCGGGCGAGGTTGTCGGCGGCCTCTTGCTGGCGCTGCAACTCGGCTTGCTGCCGGTTAATCTTAGCCTGCGCGGCTAGCTGGCGGGCAGCCTCAGCCTCAAGCGCCCGCTGCGCCGCGAGCATTCCCCACATCTTTTTCAGACCTGAGACCTTTACCGTTTCGGCCTCGTCCATAAATTCGGCATAGGCATCGGCCGTGATTTCTTCGGCATCGAGCGTTTCGATCATCGCCGCAACTTTTGCGGAACTCATGCCGACAGCGGCGCGAACAAAATCACCAAGAAATTCGATGCGCTCGCGAATCACCTTGAGGCGACCGCGCTCAGCCCGATCACGGGCTTCCTGCTCAGCTCGTTCTGCTTCCTGACGCTCACGAGCCTCTTGCTCTTTGCGCGCAATGTCGGCGGCCAGTGCAGCCAATCGAGCAGACTCGGCCCGGTTTGCCTCGGCCACACGCTCACGCTCGACGCGATCAGCTTCCGCCTGGCGCTTGGCCTCTGCAGCAGCCTGCTCAGCAGCAACCGCTGCATCGAACATTTCGGTCAGCGCCGCAGTCGCTTGCGACCGCGCCATCATTGCATCGCCAGCGCGTGTGCCGTATGTATCGTGGTCAATGACCGTTTCCGAGATCGCATCTTTCAGTGTGGCGATTTCTTCGGATGATTTCCCGGCTGCGCGGACCGGAGCGTATTTGATGCCGTCGATCATGGTTTGAATGGCGGCTTGGCGCTCAGCTTCGATGCGAGCGGCTTCGGCCTTCGCTGCTTCCTTGCGCACCTCTTCTGCCTTGATCGCGACGTCAGGGGCCGACTCAAGCGGCTCGATCTCGGCCTCGATTTCCTTCTGGCGACTATCGAGCAGCTTGCCGATCTCCAAAATCGGTGCCTTGCGGACCTTCCGGGCCTTCTCGCTCTCGACGCGGATATCGCGAAACGTTGCGCGGATTTTGACGGCGGTCGCCATGCCTGCCGTAGTCTTCACGTCATACGTGGTCGTCAGCGCCAGCGCCTTGGCATCTGCCAAACGCTTGGCGAACGGTTCGAACACGAGATCGACGTATCTTGCCGGGTCGATGGTGATAAGTTGCTGCGGTGCGGATAGCGCAACAGCGGTCGGCGCTTCCTCATAAACCTGTTCGATCACATCTGACATTTCTCTCTCCAATTTTGTTGTTTGGCGACCTCAAACCATCGGCCTAACCACTTGTTGCTCGTCATGCACATAATTTCCAACCACGCCCAGCAGCAATGCGAGCACAGCCAGTGCGACGTAAATCGCAAATGCGCGCCACGGGTGCTTATTGGCCCAACGCACAAACAAGCGGTCGCGCCGATATCGCTTGTCCATCACAAGCCTCCAAGTGGGTGCATCCAACAATGAAACCAAGCGCAGCCGGTCAGGCCGCCGTAGACCAACATCCATCCCGCGATACGCGCAGCACGAGACATGCGCTCGCGGCGGTCGGCAATGCGGAGTAGGGCGTTTTGGCGGGGGATGTTCATGCGAACCTCCGTTGTCTGGCGGCAGATTCAGCCGCGCGCCAGGCCATATCGACGCACTGCTCTAAGCTGATAATTTTCTCTTCGCCCCGCGTCCAGTTCTGCGCGACGATGAAGGCGGGCAGTGCGGCCATAAACGCTCTTTCCAAAAACGCCTGCTTTTCACGCTGCGAGCGAGTTTCTTGGAGCGCCTTAACTCGCAATCTTTTGCCCGCCGCATAGCCACGCTGGTATCCGCGCTTCTCAGCTTTCGCAAAGGCATCGTCGCTCATGTCACACCCCCGGGCCGGCTACTTTCGCGAATCCGAATCTTTTCCATGACGCTCTTGCTCCCGGCTAGGCCGTTGCACTTCGAATGGGACAAAACCAAATTGCTGATGTGGTTCGGTCCGCCGTGCGCGAGCGGCACGAGGTGCTCAAGCGTCCGATCCTCCGCATCCATTTCTTGCCAGCAAAAGAAGCAGTCGATACCGTCGCGCTTCATGAGCGTTTCGACAATCACCCAATCTTTCTTGCTGCGCTTGGTTGCTATGACGGCGACCCAAGCGACGCCTTTTTCGAACGATTGCCATGCGTTGAACGAATCGCCGGTGAAGGTCAGTGTTTCTTTTGAGTTCCGATAAATTACCGAAACGCCCTTATGCGTGCGGAAGCGCAGCACTTCCCATTCGTTGGTAGGCTGCAAAACCTGCGCGCCGCGAGCAACGATGAACTTCTCGAACGACTCACGTTTCTTTGTGATCTGGGCGAGAGAGGTCATACCTCACTCCGCTCAAGTACCCGCCGATGCTCCGGCAGAATGTTTTTGGTCAATTCCTCGCGCAACGCAGCTTCAACACGATTGCCGACAGCCGAATAGAGCAGGCCGATTGCCTCGTAATTGCCACGCGCACGGAATCGCTCGATCAAGGCTTCTTCGAGCGCGGTGAATGCTGCAGCGACATCACCGAAATTCGTCAGCGTCTCGGCTTGGTCGCGGAGTTCGGTGCCGATTTCGTCGGCGTCCAATGGTTCGCGGATCATCGTTTCCTCCGGTTAGTACAACTCACTGCATCACGCACTTACCGAGCGCGATCTAGTATTTAGTAAGCCGCTTAGCGAGCGGCATCCCCTATCGCTATGGCCAATTGGCCCACGGTGGTATGCAATTCTTTGTGAATGGCGCTGTGGCCGGTCGTCTTGTCGGCTCCCTCGTACAGCCAGCCATACTTCGGCGCATCGGTCACAGGCAAACGCCTGCAGAGGGCCTACTCCGTCCAATGTGTCTATCCACATCGCTCCAACGCCATTCACGAAAAACTACATGGGCACCGCATCTCATCGAGGCGCGGCACCCAATCGGCTCTGTCGCCTCGCCAGATCCTTCGCTGGGTCATCAGGTCTCCACTGTTGCAGCCAGTGGTCGCATTCCCTTCTCACGTAGGCGGGCTTCACGGGCGTTTTGTTCTGCGCGGCCATGCGCATTTACTTCGTGCTATTCGCACTGGTCAGCCCGTAGGCTGAACGCTGAGAACAGTTAGGCGGCCTGGGGTGCGACGCGCTGCGCATACTTGAGAGCGCGGCCAAAGTCCCTGAAGCGCGCCAAACGTTTGCCATCCCGAAAGATGCCGGTCCAGCCGATGGTGCTGTGCCCGACGCTGACGGCACCTTCCGGCTCCCGCTCTCCGAACTGAAGGCCGACGCATCCGGCCGAAAGAGCTTTTACCTCGCTCTCGGGGTCAAGGCTCTTACCACCGCCATCTGTGCGAATAAATACTTGGCTCATTTCCATCCCCCAGTTAGCGGCAAGAGCCGCAATTATCAAAACTTCAACCCACGCACCATATCGACCAGCATCCGCGCAAAAAGGATTGCTGCGAGGATTCCGTCTATTGCGTCTAGAGTGGTCATGGCGTGGTCACATTCAATGTTGATCGGATCGCATTGCCCAGCCGACGCTTGATGTTGTATTCGTGCTTGCGTGCCTTGATGAAGGCTTCGTATGGCACCTTCGTTACCCGGTGAAACTCCGGTTCGCCAGCGTTGAGAATCCCGTCGGTGAAGCAGTCTATGTAGCGCCGGCACCGTGCGTAATAGCGGCGTCGCGCCTCCTTCGTTTCGAACTGGGCAGCGTGAAGCTCAACAGCGATGCGCCCAATGCCCTCAAGAGTGCGGATCACGTCACGCCTCCAGTCGCTGAACTTCACACGCCAGCGTGCCGGCATACTGCAGGCAGTAAAGCTTATGGAGTTCCGTTTTGCGTTTATCGAACGGTAGTCCGAAGTCGATCAGCGAAGCGTTGTAGCGCTGCAAGTGGCCGACGCACTTGATCTCGGTCGCCGTCAGCGTGTCCCGGATCGAGTCATCGGCGGACAGGCCATGCGTAGCGCGGTATTGCTTGGCGGACATGCCGAGTGCAACACGATTGATGAGGTCAAATTCGTTTGAAAAATGGTAGTGCTCGACTACTTTTCCGGCGACCTTGCGGGCATGAACAACTGCATCGGTCAGGGCCGGGGCTTCGAGACGCGCCGCTTGGCGATCCTGTTGGCGGCGAGCAAGTCGAATCGCTTCGTCAAGCTGGCCATTCACGAGAGCGCGGTATGCGTTGATAACCTGCAGACTGAACGCGGGGCTAACCCACATCGCATATGCATATACAAGCTGTTCGCAGACAAACGTCCCGCCCTTGCGGCCCTCAGCCGTAACTACCGGATTCCCGGTAGTTTCCAGAAGCGCGATCAGATCCTTGGTTTGCTGATTCGCGAGCCAGTAGCTTGCGCCGTGCCTCTTTTCGCTGCCTGATGCGCGGTGCAAGTCGTTGATGCAATACCGACCATCGGCATCGCGGCGAACTGCAACGTCCAAAATCGTCAGTGCTTGCATTCTTCACTCCATCTAGTTGCAGCGGTTGGGCTGCTGATGGAGTTATATTACCCCACGGGTAGCAAATCGCAAACCCCTGCAGGTAATAAAACCGATGAATTATTTCTACTGCTGGGGTAGTAGCGATAGATAAAAAAATACCCGCCGTAGCGGGTTGGGCATGGTCGCGCGCGGGTCGGCGCGCAGCAAATGGCGCTTTTGGCGCCTTAATTTGCTGCAAACCTAGCGCTGGCAAGGCTCTGAGCGCGCGCGCGAGAAATTGCGGCTACAGCCCCCCCGTGCTGGCGCATCAGATCTAGGTGGTGGGCGGGCACTATAATGTCGAACGAAGAACAGGGAGCAATGCGAGATGCGAATGATCACGGCAGCCGGTCTTACATGTATGTTGTCGAGCGTTTTGACTATCTGCGGATACCCTCAAAGAGCGGACGCTAAGCCGTTCGAGCCAGAACAGGTCTACGTTTCGATCGCAGGAATTGCATGCCCAACTGAAGCCGAATTCCTTGAAATCGTCCAGCATGCTGGACGAGGAGAAATAACTCTGGCAGAACAGATGATGCGCGGAGGAGGGGGTGACTGCATCAATTTCCCGGCCAACATAAGGATTCGAGTCTTGCATACAGACCCAACCGTCTTTGCAGGTCACAACGTTATCGAGTTCAACCCCGACGATCATCCCGAATATGATGGGGCATGGGGATCCGACCAACTGCTGGGCAAAAGGTTGAAGTAATACCCGCCTAAGCGGGTTGGGTGCAGGAGCAGCGAAAATGCGCAGGTGGTGCAGGAGTGTCAATACACGCCTTAAGCAGGCAAATATAAAAAAATGCTTGCTAGACTATTTGATAGGGTCATAATGTAGGTACTTTTTAAAAGGTGCCTACATGGATTCAGATGAGAAGAAGGTTCTGGGCCGCGCGAAGGGGGGTATCGCGCGCAAACAAAATACTTCGGCGGAACGGCTTAGTGAAATCGGACGGCTTGGGGCTGAGGCTCGACTTCTTCCGAGGGCGACACACGGATCTACCGATCATCCGTTGCGGATTGGTTTGATTGAGATTCCCTGCTACGTCCTAGAGGATGGGCGTCGCGTTTTGGTTCAGCGCGGGCTGCAAGGTGGCCTTGGAATGTCTGAGGGGGGCGGCAAAGGCGGCGCGCGCAGAATCTCTCAAATCCTTGAAAAATTGGAAGGAAAGGGTTTTGAAATCAAAGACTTAATCGCGCGCGCGAATTCCCCTATTCGGTTCATCCCTCCACACGGCGGGAACCCGGCGCACGGGTACGAGGCAATGTTCCTTTCGGATGTTTGTGCGGTATTGATTGACGCTAACATGAAAGGCGTCCTTGACCGACGACTGGCACATCTCGCGGAGCGGGCTGCAATGCTTCAGCACGGGTTTGCTGCGATCGGGCTCATCGCTCTGATTGACGAAGCGACGGGCTATGAGCAAGTACGCCCTCAGGATGCCTTGCAGGCGTATCTCGAAAAAATCATTAGCAAGGAACTGGCGTCCTGGGTCAAGAGGTTTCCGGACGAGTTTTATGAAAACATTTACAAATTGAAGAATTGGGTATGGCCTGGCATGAGCAAAAACCGGTATAGCGTCTGCGGAACGTATACGCGGGATCTTGTGTTCGAGCGGCTTGCCCCAGGCTTATTGCCAGAACTCGAAAAGCGCTTGCCAAAAGACGACAACGGCAATCGGTCAGCCAAGCTGCACCAGCATCTGACGGCGGACATTGGGAACCCCATGCTTGCCCAGCATCTTCATTCGCTTGTGATGCTCCAGCGGGTGGCAATCAACAGCGGGTATGGTTGGCAGCGATTCCTCAAGATGGTCGACATGGCGCTGCCGAAGCGCGGCAACACGCTGGAACTTCCGCTTGGGCTAGACTAGACGTCGTGACGTCAATCGACGTGCTTACGATTTTCGAGCGCCTAAACATTGAGGGTAGGGCCACCGTCGATCTGGATTTTGCTTGCGCGGGCTTTGCTGGCTGGCTGGCGCAGGCGTGGGACAGACTAAATGAGGATGAGATAGCGCTGCTGACGTCGGTCGGCGCAACGCTGTGGCGCGAGGGATTCGCCAAGAGAGGGGCGTAAAAAAGCCCGCTCGGGGCGGGCTGATTACGATGGACCTACTTGGCTCTGTTAGTGTACGTACTTGGCGACGAAGTAGGTTGCGGCAACGAGAGCTGTGCCGAAGCTGCAAACGAAGGTCACGAGCCGCCACGTTTGAGCCGACAGCTCTTTGTGCAAATCTTCCTTAGAGGCAAGCGACTCCATCCGCGTCTCAATCTTAATGAGGCGGTCTCGGGTTTCTAGATTCGCTGCTTCGAGGGCTGTGATTCGAGCGTCCATGCCGTCATCATACGGCGGTTCGCCTCCACCTTCAACCAATTGGCGTTGTCGCTTCCATGCCTCGGGAGAAATCACGTTATTCGCCATTCTTTCTTTTCGCCGCCTGAGCAAGCAACATCATGGTCTTAGAGAACGTCATCAGGTGAGTGCAGCGGTCACAAATCAGGACATATAGAGGCGTCGGATAGCTTTCGGTCTTGTCGGCCGACTGTTGTGGCACCGTGGTGGTTCCTGGCAGAAACGCTGTAAGCTTGACTGCGCCGAATCCCGGTATCTCCGCCGCATGCGCCCATGTGAATCCATTCTCGTTCTTGCATAGAGGGCAGCAACTAAATCCTGCCTCCTTAATAAAGGGTATCCGGAATAAGTGGTAGAAAACATGATTCCTCCGTACAATAAGAAACCGGATTAAGTGGTGGAATTGACATGACGATAGCTGTTCTCTTTGCTAGGCATGACAGCAATTACAAGGCGCTGCCAGGGGTCGATGTATGGGACGAAGAGCGCGACGCCAGGAATTGGCCGGGCGGCAGCTCGGTGGTTGCGCACCCGCCATGCCGGGCATGGGGACGATTGGCTCATATGGCGAATCCGAGGCCCGATGAGAAGGATTTGGCGCGCTTTGCCGTTGCTCAGATACGCAGGTTCGGCGGTGTTCTTGAGCACCCCAACGGCTCGAAGTTGTGGGCTGACCAGCAGCTGCCGCCTCCCGGTGGGGCTAAAGATGCCTTCGGTGGCTGGACACTTGGCATCTCGCAGCATTGGTGGGGGCACCGGGCCGAGAAGAAGACCTTGCTCTATATCGTCGGGTGTGACCCGCGCGACATTCCCGACTTGCCCATGGAGCTGGGTGCCGGGACGCATGTAATTGCTCAGGACGCTCGAAAGGGCAACGGCGGTCGGAGACTTCAGAAAGGCGACCTTGGATGGCGCCCACTTGTGACTCATGCCGAGCGGGAGCACACCCCGCCGGCGTTGACTCTCTGGCTGGTAGAGTTGGCATCCCGTTGCAAACCGCAGACCTGCTAGATGACTGACATTTTGAGACTTCCGGGCTGGACGACGACCAGCATCGACGAGACCGACGAGGGCATGACTATCCACGCGGTGTACACCGGCAAGCCTGATGCTTGCCAGGTGTGCGGTGTCATAGGAGCCGCGCTGTACAAGCACGGCCTGCGGGAGACGACCTTCCTCGATACCCCTTTTGGCAAGCCAACTCGCATCCTGGCCAGCGTGCAACGGTACAGATGCCGGGAGTGCGGCGGCCTCTTCCCGCAGCCCCTTGAGGGGATGGACGCCGAGCGACGGATGACTCAGCGGTGCGTGGCCTGGATTGGCAGGCAGTGTCTGGTCGATACCTTCCAGCGCGTCTCGGAGCACCTTGGCTGCGATGAGAAGACCGTCCGTAACGTCGCCGCGAGCTACGTTGACGTCCGCGACGATGACTATAAGCCCTATCTGCCGGAATGGATTGGGCTGGATGAGACGCACCTGAACAAGATTATGCGGGCTGTCATCACTGACGTCGACGCGCGCAAACCCATTGACATGCTTCCAGACCGGGACAAGCCAATGCTGAGAAAATGGTTCAGGCAGTTCAAAGACCGCAGCCACGTCAAGGGGTTGACCATCGATATGTGGCCGCCATACCGCGATGTCGCTGCGGAGTTGTTTGAGAACCTGCCAGTGGTGGTCGACAAGTTCCACGTCGTCAAGAAGGCAAATGAAAGCGTAGAGCGAACGCGCATCCGGCTTGGCAAGGCTCAGGACAAGAAGGTGCGCCGGAGCTGGATGCGCAGCAAAGCTCTCATCCGGATGCGATACCGAGACCTGACCGAAAAGCAGCGCTTCAACCTGGATATGTGGCTGGCCAACGAGCCAGAAATGGCGGTGGCCTACCGGCTCAAGGAGCGCTTGTTCGACATCTACGACAAGTCCAAGTCGGCGGCCATCAAAGACTACGACAGCTTCGCCGACGCCGTGCCGGCCAGCCTGAAGGCTGACTTCCTCGAGCTCACCCGATGCATGAAGAACTGGCGCAAGGAGATACTCAACTTCTTCGACTATCCCATCACCAACGCCTACACCGAGGGCATGAACGGGGTGGCGAAGGTGATGAATCGCATGGGCCGAGGCTACTCGTTTGAGGTCATCCGCGCCCGACTCCTGTTCAACGACAGGAAGCCGTCCGCGCGTCAAGTGCGAGCCGGACGTGTGAATGCCATCCTGTACCGCTGCGGCTGCTGCCATGGACTGTTCAAAGGCAGGGAGATGGCGGCCAGTGCCAAGGTCTTGACAGCGCTTCGAGACTTCGTTGACGACGTGACGGACATAGAAGAAGCCCACTGCTTTTGTAGGCAGTGTGAAGACCGTTTCAACCAAGCACAGCTCAGTCATGATTTACCCTTTTCCACCGAGTAATCCGGATACCCTTAATAAAGGACATGAAATCGTCCATCTCCGCATTATCGATAGCGCTCATGTGGCCTCCAGCCAATGTATTTGGGGACTCGCCTCACCGCCTCCGATACTTCCGATGCTCGACCATCGTGCCGATGATATGCATCTTGTCGCGCTCACTCTGCAGCGTGGCGAAATCTTCGTTTAGCGGCACCAGCTCAAATACCAGGTCTCCGCGCTCATTGGATCCGCGGGGACGGTATTTTTTGAAGGTGGCCTCTTCCTCGCCGTTTTTGGCGGCCACGAAATCACCTGGCAGCGGGGCGATCGCAGGGTCGATTATCACCTTATCGCCCTCGCGGAACTCTGGCTCCATCGATAGCCCCTTAATAACGAGCGCGAATGCCCCCTCTGATACATCCGCATCCGTCATGATCTTCTCGAACCCATCGCCCAAGGCGTAAGGGTCAGCAACTTCGGTCATCATCCCCGCCTGTATATAGCTTATGACCGGTACTTCGCGTTTACCCAGCGGCGCCGGCTCTACGTTTTTGTCGAACTTTTTTCGTTCGTGTTTATCTAGCGTATCCCCGGGCGAATTAAGCGCTTCTTTAATTATGCCGTGGTTACGCCCTATGTTTGGCGGATCAAATTTCCCTGAACTATGGTCCGAGTCCATCCAGAAGTCAGGCAGTCCAAAAGCTTTCTCGATTTTTCTCGCCGATGCCGTGCTGATCGCTTTGCGCCCCGACGTCCAGTGGTTCACAAGAGTCGGCCGGTCGTACCCGAGTTTGTCAGACGCGGCCGTTTGGCTGTTTTCGTAGCGCTCTCTGATCACCTTTTGCAGGTTCTCGCGGCGCACCTCTTCGTTTGATTTCATGTCGATATTAGGCCATTTGTTACCCAATAGGTAAATTGTCCAGTAGGGTAGTAAAATCAGCTTGCAACTACCGTACGGGTAATATATATTTTGGTCATGAGACCGACCGAACCCGCCAATTTCAAGAGCTTCTACCGCTCGTTAGACGCCTCCGCCAAGAAACCCTTCGCTGAGGCGGCCAAAACTACGGTGCCGTATATCGAAACGCATTTGATCTATGCGCGAAAGATTCCGAGTCCGACCAGGATGGAGTGGCTGTACCAAGCCTGCATCCAGTTCGGCGCTCAGTTTACCAAGGCGGATCTGATCGCTTTCTTCTACGAGCCGAACAAGGCCCGCGAGATCAAGGGAAGGGACGCAGTGGATAGCGCGAGCGCCTCGGATGACGCCCAGCCGCCCACCGCTGGCGAAATTGACGACGAAGGCGCTGAGTAGTACTAATTTCATAATTCCCGCCGGTTTTGCTTAAAAGCTGACACGAGGACCGCCACGATGATTCAAGTAAAGGACACAAACAAGCACCTCACCCGCCAAGACATCGGTGGATTCGGCGCTTTGGTCCCCGACGTATCGCGCGATATCGCTGAGGCTCGCCCAGCGAAGCCATTGGCTGACGTTGCGCTGATCGCTGGCTTCGTCGTGGTGCTCGGGGCGATCTTCTGGAGCGCCTTGCACGCTGCCGACGGTGAATCGCTGTTCTGGCTGATCGTGCTCTTCGGAGCGGTCGGCGCGATGTTTCCGGCTGAGGCGGTTTGTAGGCTGGTTGAGTAAGTAGGGCATTGCAATAATTTCCAGGGATCGGTTATTCGATCCCTTTATTTGAATCTAAAACAGACCTTCAACCACAGTCATTTCACTTGACCTCCAATGACAGACCTCGATTTGCGCGTCAAGCGCCCGCTCAAAACAACCAGTGAAATCGACTGGCCCGCCTGGACTAGCGAGGCGAAAGTCATTGCCGACACGCTTAAAAACAGTGGCCTGCAAGACAAGAGCGTAGCCATTGAGATCGGCGTGGATGCCGCGGTGCTCTCGAAGGTGCAGACGGGTCAGGCGAGGCTGTCAGAGCCCCACATGGACGCGCTGATGGACGCGTGCGGGTCGGAGGCGTGGTTGCATTACTGGCTGCTCAAGCGTGGTTACGACCCGCGTTGCCTGCGTCGTATCGAAACCGATCTCGAGAGCGAGAACCGTGTTTTGCGTGATCGCCTCGAATCAATCGAGCGAGAGCGTGAAGTCGAGCTTCGGCTGTATTCAAAAATCCGGGTTGCTTCGTAGCTAAAAAATTTTGCCCTTTTGCGAATGCGTGGAAGGGAACTGACAAAGCGGGAAAAGCATGAACGCATGGATCGATAAATGCCATTTCGGCGATTGCCGCGACACCATGCGCCGCATGATCGCTGATGGTGTGAAGGTGCAAACGATCGTCACGTCGCCGCCGTATTGGGGCCTTCGGGATTACGGCGTTGACGGGCAGATTGGGCAGGAAGCGACTTTGCCGCAATTCATTGCTCGTCTGGTCGATGTGTTCGAACTGTGCCGCGAACTGCTCGCCGACGACGGCACCGCGTGGGTGAACATGGGTGACGCCTACGCCGGATCGTGGGGCGCGCAGAGCCGTGAACATGCTGGCAAACATGCGCCGAACGTCTCGGCGATCAGCGCCAACCAGGTGAAGGCCGCGCAGATTCGCGCATCCGGTACCGGCAATCTCGCCCGCACACCGGGCCTCAAAGCAAAGGATTTGATGGGCCAGCCGTGGCGCCTCGCGTTCGCGTTGCAGGACGCGGGGTGGTATTTGCGCAGGGACATCATTTGGAGCAAACCCAATCCGATGCCTGAATCGGTGACTGACCGCCCGACGACCGCGCACGAATACCTCTTTCTACTGACCAAATCGGAACAGTACTTCTACGATGCTGACGCCGTAAAGGAGCCTGCTGTAATGGGTATAGAGCCCCGCGGCGTCGGCTTTGGTTTCGGTACCGACGCCGAGCAGCGGGCGCGGGGTCGCGTAACTGCGCGCGACAGTTTCAAGCGCGAGAGCAGCAAGCGCGCAGCGGTGCACCCGGGCCAATCGACCGGCACTCACCGGCCAGACCGCGACGATACGTTGCCGAACGGTTTCCGTAACCGGCGTTCGGTTTGGACTATAGCCACCCAATCTTACAGCGGCGCGCACTTCGCCACGTTCCCCGAAGCCCTGGTCGAGCCCTGCGTAATGGCCGGCTCTCGCCCTGGCGACATCGTATTTGATCCGTTCTTCGGCAGCGGCACGACCGGATCGGTTGCACAACGGCTCGGGCGCCACTGGATTGGTTGCGAGTTAAACCCCGCTTATGAGCCGCTGCAGCGCGACAGATTGCGCCAGCATGGCCTTGCATTGGAGATCGCATGAGCCCCGAACATAAAGCCCTTCGCGCCTGCGCCGACTATGCACGGCTGCACATCGAGATTAAGCGGTTGACGCTCGAGATGGGTGAGGCGCTCGATCGTTGCCCTGGCGTCTCTGGCAACCGCCTCCCCGCCGACTGGCTGACGTGCACCGGGGAAGAGGCAGCGGCACACCACGGGGACGCTACGCACCTGAAAGAAGCCTATACACCCAAGATTGAGGGCGACCAGTACGAACCCCATCAGGTTTGGATGAGCGATTTTGAGATCCGCGAATACCTCGCCGCCTGCCCGCACTGCCTCGCCGCTCACGAAGCCATTCAGGCCCGTAAGGCGGCTCGCAAATCGCTGGGTGCGGCTAAGCGGGCTATTACGATGATTGGGCGCGCGGCGGCACGCATGGAGATCGCTTGAACGACCTCCCAACCCCTTTAATGCCGGCTGACTGTGACTTGAGGGATTTTGCCTTCATGCCGCTTGACATCCAGCGTCTGCGCCGCAGCAAAGCCTGGCTCAAAGCCAAGCGCAATCCTGCGCTCGCGTTCTACATGATCAACCTTTGGACCGCTGCTTGGCATGACGTTCCCGCCGGGTCGCTTGAAGATGACGACGACGTGCTGGCCGATCTGGCGATGTGCGATCCCATTAAATGGCCGAAGGTGAAGGCCGATGTGCTGCATGGATGGGTTAAGTGTAGCGATGGGCGACTCTATAACCCAACCACATGTGAAAAGGCGCGCGAGAGCTGGGCATCTAAAGCCGAACGACTTGAGAAAGATGCCAATGAACGCGAGCGTAAGCGCCGCGAACGCGAAGAGCGCAGCACCATGTTTGCCGCTCTCCGCGAGGTGAATATCGTGCCGGCATGGAATGTCACCACGCGCGAACTGCGCGCTCTGCACTCCTCACATGTCACAACTGGTCACACACCTGTCCGCGTGACAGGTCCGGACAGTCACGGCGATACGCCGGAGGAGTCACGGCTAAGACAGGGACAGGGACAGGGACAGGGACAGGGACAGGGAGACTTAAACCCCGTAGAGCCGCCGTCGGAAATCGAAAGCCCAACACGCGCGGTAGACCTGTCGATTGCCATGCGTCAGTTCGGAATTCAATCGAACCCATCCGACCCGCGCTTGCTCACCCTTGCCGAACAAGGGGTAACCGTCGAGACGATGCGCGCTGCGGCAGAAGCGGCGAAGAAGGCTAAGCCGGACGAGGCGATAGCCGTCGGCTACGTGGTTTCGATCCTGCAGCGCTGGAGCAAGGAGGCTGAAAACTTGAACGCGGGCGGCGCTCGACCTCCGCCACAGCGAGGCAACGCACGAGACGAATCACGAATGGCAGCGGCGGCATCAATCGGACTAGGAGGAAAAAATTATGACGAATCTGGCTACATCGACGGCGACATCCGGGAAATTTCCTAACCCGATGGATTGGCTGTTTGGCGAACTGCATGGGCTCTTTGGCAACAAGCTGCTGGACGCGTTCCGCAGCGGGCATACGGTAGACGGACTGGATACCGGGATCGAGAACATGAAGCGAGTGTGGGCGGAAAAGATTCGCGCCAACGATTTGAAAATGGCTGACGTTCGCGCTGGCCTGAAAGCCGCCGAGCGCCTCAAGTGGCCACCGACGTGGGGCGAGTTTCTGGAAATCTGCAAGCCGTCGGTCAACATCGATGCCGCGATTTACGAAGCCATCGAACAAATTCGGCTTCGGCAGCAGGGCGAAGACCAGTGGAGTAATGCGGCGTTTTACTGGGCAGCGATCAAGGTGGGCGAGCGCGACATGCTAGGCCAGACGTTTAGCCAGATCAAGCCGCTGTTTGAGCGCGCGCTGAAAGTCGTTTTGAGCGGCGAGGTATTGCCGGTTCCGCCCCGCGTAGCCCGCCTGGAAGCGCCCGAAAAAACGCCCGAGCAGATGGAGCAAGACCGGTTACGCATCGATGCCATCGCCCGCAAAGCGTACACGCCGGCCAAATCCGTGCGCGAGGTCATGGGAAACATCGGTTGGGCACGGCGGATCGTTGAAGACAACCAGGCTGGCGGAAAAGTTCCGCTGAACAAACTGCGGATCGCGCGCGAGGCGATATTCAACGTGACAGGCGTCGAAGCATGACCCTCCGCCCCCCCACCAAAGCCGCAGCGAAGCCGACCAAATACCGCAACAAGGTGGTTGTGATGGATGGCCTGAAGTTCGACAGCAAGCGCGAATACGCGCGCTGGCAAGAATTGAAGCTGCTTCAAAGCGCCGGGAAGATCCGCAATTTGGTTCGGCAAGTCGAATTCAAGCTGGCGCCGGCCGTTTCGATCAAGGGCAGAAAACGGCCGGCGTTGAAATATATCGCTGACTTCGCCTATGACGATGGACCGCAATGGGTAATCGAAGACGTGAAGGGAAAGATAACCGAAGGCTACCGCATAAAGCGACACCTCATGGCGGTGATGGGCTTTCAGATATTGGAGACCAAATGATGGAACAAGAGCTGACCGATTGGTTTGGACCAGACATGCGCCCTGTCCACCCCGGCGTCTACGCGACCGAGTTTGTTGATGGCCTGGATAAGGGCTTCTCACGCTGGGTCGGTGGCCGCTGGGGCAACCAGTACTCGACGCCGGAAGCCGCTGCGATATGTGGCACTGCTGGTGCTCAAAACAAACGCTGGCGCGGGCTGGCGAATAAGCCGGAGGTGAATCATGGCTGAATTAACAGGGTGGTTCGCTGCTGATATTTTGCCGAGCCGAAAAGGATGGTATGAAACGCGGTTCTCGGTCGGGGAAGCCGAACTCCGATATTTCGATGGCGCCTCCAATTGGTGGATGCTTGAAGAAAATGGCGAGAAAATCGTCAAATCGTGCTTTGGTCTGAACGGGGGAGTTGCTTACTTGGACCGGGACGAAGCATGGCGCGGCCTCGCATCCGATCCTGCAAAGGGAGCAAATCATGACTGATTCAGTACGAGACCAGATCACGAGATATTTGCAAGTCGCGCATCTGGCGTCGCGCAATGAGATTTTCCGTGACGTCGACGCACCGGCAAACACGATCAACAAGTCGCTCGATCGACTGCTGAAGGATGGTTACGTCGGTGGCTGGCCGGATAAGTTCGCGGACTCGATTACGGGACGCGAGGCGACGCATTATTTCCGCACGCTTAAACCGTTTCCAGTGACAAGGGCGGTCATTCAACATGCACCGGCCCCGCTGGCGCGCTCGGTCGTAACTCGGCATGCCGAACAAGCCTCGCGCGCGCCTACGGATTTGATCAATGCTTTTAGCAGGATGGTGGCTCTATGACTCGCAAGCCTCGCAAAAAGCTCGGGCGCACCCGCATCGAGGTCGACGTGTTCAAGTTCCTGAAACCCGGCGAAGTCTTGTCAATCGAGGAATTCGCCGGACTATCCGGCTTGACTGGCAAAACCGCACGCAATCGACTTCTCGAATTTGAGGCCGACGGAATCATCCGTCGCGAATACGGACGCCGCAGACACACGAACGCATTGTGCTTCCGACTCGCAGCCGAGCGGCCGGTTCGCAACGCAGAGGGTAACGATTTGCTGCGCCAGTGCTTTTTTGAGATGTGTCGGCGCGGGAATGGATCGAACATAGGAGTCGCAGCATGAACGCTGATCTATCCGCAGGCAGCCTAGTCGAGCGCATGACGCCCGGTAAGGCGCACACGATGACTGACCTCGGCAAGTTGTTCGGCTGCAGCGCCAAGGCAATTACGCCCACGCTCACCGCTGCCATCCGCGCAGGCCTGATCGTTGGCGTGAAGATCGGCGAAGGCTACAAGGTGTCGACGCGGTATTGCGTGGCGGGAACTGAGCCGAAGCCGGTCGAGAAAAAGGCGCCGCAAGTGCATCGCTGGCAGGTTGGCGAGTTGACGGGCTATGACCGGGGGAATCGGGAGTTTCAGGAGTTGGCGCGGCTTGGGCGGGGTGCGCGATGAGAACTGAAATCATAGGCGATGCGATGCTGTATCTGGGCGATTGCCGCGAAATCCTGCCGACGCTCGATCGCGTGGATGCGGTGATTACTGATCCGCCATATGGGATCGTCCACGACTTTGGCGAGCAGAAACGCTTGGATGGATCGCGAAAGCTCCAATGGGATTGGGATGGTCCGGAAACGCATGGGCTGATTCGCGACGCGTTGATCGGTTCGTTGGATGTTCTGAATCGCCCCGGCAATGCATTCGCTTTCGCTGGGTTCGACACCCTTGAGATCTCCCGCGAGGTATTTCGCCAAGCTGGTATGACGCCGAAGCCGTGGTCATGGGTGAAGCTGTGCCCGCCTCCTGCGATGCCGGGGAATCGCTGGCCGTCTGCTTTCGAAGTCGCGTGCCTGGGTTATGACGCTGGCTCTTATTTCGCAGATGCGAACCCATCGCGCCGCAACGCCATGGTCGCGGATGCATTGCGTGCCGGGAATTCCGAGAAAGCTGGTCATCCAACCCAGAAGCCGCTTTCTGTCATGGAACATTTGGTGTCTGCACTGGTCGCGCCCGAAAAGTGCGCACTAGACCCGTTCATGGGTTCCGGGACGACAGGCGTCGCTGCCATGCGGCTGGGCCGGAAATTCATTGGCATCGAGCGCGAACCCAAGTACTTCGAAATAGCCTGCCGACGCATCGAAGACGCCCAGCGCCAGGAATCGCTATTCGAGCCAGAAGCACCAAAAACCGAACAGATGGGATTCGCACTATGAACGCCCGCCAAAACCTCAATCCCAAAACCGCCGCCGCCGACGCATTCGCCCGCGAGGTGCGCGACCTGATTAGCCGGCCGCTAAGCCAGCGCAAGCAATATCTCACCGAGGTCACTGCCATGCGCGGCGAAGATGCGGCTGATGCGTTGCGCGATGCGATGGCAGCGTTGTTCGTGGCAAATAATCCCGGGGTGCTGTGATGAGCGTAACCGAGTGGTATCCGCCCGAATCAAAGCCTATTCGTGCTGGTTGGTACGACGCGGCCAATTTCGATGCTGGCTGGATCTATGAGTCGCGCGTTTGGTGGGATGGCCGGTGGTTCGATAAACAGGATGGCGAGCCGCTTGGTAATCAGAATCAAACTTGGCGTGGACTGACGGAGCAGAGTGCCGACGGCTGGATCCCTTGGAGTGGTGGGGAATGTCCGGTGAATGATGATGGCGCTCCCGTCCAAGTTCGATTTGCAAATGGCACCGAGCCCAAGCCGGACAATTTCCCGTCGATGTGGGACTGGAGGGCGCCGGATGCGAAGTATGGGCGGTCCGATAGCTGGGCGATCGTCGCCTATCGGGTGATTGCATGAGCGAAGAAAGCGAAATCAACATTTTCAAATGTCTCGACTTCATCCGGGACAAGGCGCCAGAGTACGCGCAAGCCAAAGCCGCTCGGGTTTATCTGGAGCAATTCCGTAAAACCCAAAAGGCATTAGGGATGCGCGCCGCTGAATCGGCCGGTCACAAGTCGGCGGTGATCCAAGAGCGGGAAGCATACGCAGACCCGTCCTACATATCGATTCTAGAGGGCCTAAGAGAGGCCGTAGAGGCAGAGGAGGCCCTTCGGTGGAGATTGGTAGCCGCACAGGCAAAGATCGAGGCGTGGAGGTCTCTGTCTGCCAACGCAAGAGCTGAACATAAGGTGATTCCATGACCGCAACCGGCCTCTCCTTTTTCGTCGCCTGGTGGATATGGGCCGAAATAGTCCGATTCAGCAAATGGGATTGGCGCGCTCACATGCAACTGGGGTTATTTTTGGTCGGGCTGATCTTGACTGTGGCTGGTGTCATTCGGTGGGTTTGGGAGGTTATGCCGTGAATCTCAAGAAAAAGTTTCTCGATCAGTTTAATGCCGAGCGTATCGCTGAAGGACCGGCGACTGAGCATGTCCAGTTCATGCTGTACGCCCACGGCTACAAGGCCGGGATGGAAGCAGCCGCCGAACTCCTGAAGGCTGAGTGGTTCAGGACGCAAGCGGATTGCGAGCTGGCGATTGTGCGCGCGGCGGCGAAGCTATGACCCTCACCCGCAAAACCCCAATGAATCGCGGCACCTCGCAGCTCACCCGCACCGGCTTCAAGCGCCAGCCAGCGCGCTCGCTCAATCCGCATAGCGGCGAAGTGGTGCGCAGCGGGATGAAGCGCTCGCGCAAGCGTCGGCGTTCGGTAGTTGGGCTGGATGCCAAATACATTGCCGCGTGCAAAGGCGAGCCCTGCTATCTACGCATCGAGGGCGTGTGCTGCGGCGACTGGCGCACGGTGGTTGATTGTCATTCGAATCAAGGCCGCCACGGCAAAGGAATGGGCATTACCGCAGAACATCGGTACACGGTTCCGGGCTGCGCGACATGCCACGTTTTCATCGACCAGAGCGGTGCGGATCAAGAGGAAAAGTTTGTGGCGTGGGATCGGGCGTTTGAGATATGGGAGCCGCGACGGGCGGCGAAGATGGGGATGGCACAACCAGAATTGGAGGCGACATGAATTCGACTAGTTTCATACGTCTGCTGGACGAGCTCGACTGCGAGGCGGCGGCGCAGCACTCGGTACTCAATCATCACGTCGACGGCATGGATTATCTGTGCCTACACCGCTCGCCAAAGCTCACCATGAAGCTGTATTTCATCGACACGGCGCGCATGTTCCGACAAGTGCCGAACACGTACCTTGTGACTCCGCACACGCACCGGTATGCGTTCAAAAGCACTGTTCTTGCCGGTCGCTTGATTCACGCCCGGTTTTGCGAGGCCAGCGGCGCCGGATATGACCGCTTCCAGTATTCGCCGGAAGATCGGAGCCTCATCGACATCGGGGCAGTCGGTCTTGGAGTGCCGGCGCTTGAGTTGCACGAAGCCGGTAGCAGCTATTGGTGCAGCACGACTGACATTCACACCTTGGTTGTGCCAGCGGGACCGGTACTGCTCGGTTTGGTCCAGTTCAGCGATACCACCGAGAGGTCGACGGTCTATCTCCGAAAGGGATCGCGCATGGACTATCCGGAGTCGCGCAAGCCGACGGTAGACGAAGCGCTAAGCCTGCGCAATCATGCGCTTGAAATGATGGGCGCGGCATGAACAAATCCATAACCCAAGGCGCGATAACCTTCGCGGCCGCTGTGGCCGCTGGATCTGCCGCTTACGCCACGAAGGGCGCTGACGGGGCGACCGCTCCAATCATTTTCGTGCTCGCGGCGCTGTTCGGAGTGCTGGCCGGTGGCGCTCAGATTAAGGACCTGCCATGAGCACTCTCAACGAGATTATTTTGTACGCCGCATACGCGGTAGGCGTCCTTTTCTTCTTCTTGATGGCAAGAAATGACATGACCTATCGCATCAAAATGCACTTCATTGATACGGACCATCTGTGGCCCAAGGCCTATAACCGGCTGCCTTCATACGACGAGATGCTCGGTCACCCGAAGCACTGGCTGCGCTGGACCAAGCGTCAATGGCTTGAATATGTGGAGGCGGCATGAAAACCTGCGGTGACTGCGAATACTTCGACCGCCTCAACGACGATTGCCTGAGTCGCACCAGTCCGCGATTCCAGACGACTGGCGCCGATGAGGCGTGTATGGCGTTCTATCCGGACACGACCAAGGCTCGGCAGTGTTTGGCGTGCGGCGCGTCGGCCGATTCTAGCCTTTGCGAGCATTGAGATGAGTCATCCATTCCTATTTGGTTTCATCGTCGGGTGGTGGGGGTCTTCGCTGATCGCCTGCATCGTGTTCGCAACTTTGAAATTGCGGCGCCCTTTGAGCACACCGAAAGCGCGTGCGCTTCCGCCTACTCGCCGGGAACCGCCGCCCATGCCCGCATGCAAGCCCGCGCGCGACGCCGACATGTGGGATGTGGGCAGCATCAATTATGAGTTTCTCGGTGTGACAGGAGAAGAGCGATGAAGCCATTCGACCTTGAGGCAGCCAAGCGCGGTGAGCCGATTCAAGTCAATTTCTACGACGAGAAAGGCCGGTACACGTGGACTGACGTTCATTTCGTCGGAACAACTCAAGAATCACAAATCATGATTCAGTTCGAGAACGGCTGCTGCTCGATCAAGGACGCCGACCAACTGCGCATGAGACCGTGCAAGCGCAGGTTCTTCGTCAACCTCTACCGCGACGCCGAATCGTGCACCTATATCGCTGGCGCAGTCGGGGATAGCAAAAGCGAGGTGGAGGGAAGGGCGGGCAACGTTTGGAATGGCCGAGGGATTCCAGCCCAGTACATCGGCGCGTTTCAGGTGGAGATTGAGGAATGAGCGCGCCGACGAAAATCCTCTTTCTTGACATTGACGGCGTATTGAACAGCCACCGCACCGTAACGGTTCACGGCGGCCCTGCTGAGTTTGGCGGAACGCCCAAGGGAAATGGGTTTCCGCATAGCTTCGATGCCGCCTGCATGGCTAAATTCGATCCGGTCGCAATACTCCTGATTCGGCAGGTATGCATAGAGACGGATTGCTCAATCGTCCTGTCATCAGCATGGCGGGTCTTGTTCACGCCGCACGAATGCGCTAATGGCCTTGACCTGCCCATCATCGACAAGACGCCATCCATGCCGGACGTGCGCGGCGCAGAGATAAAGGCGTGGCTCGATGCACATCCCGGGGTCGAGCATTACGCCATCGTGGACGACAACAGCGACATGCTCGAATCGCAGCGAAGCCACTTCGTGCAAACGGATGGTCTGGAGGGCCTGGGATATCGAGACTTCTGCGCGCTGCGCGACATTCTCCAGGGACGCGGCTCTGGCCACCAGCGAAAAGCCTTGGTGTGGGAAGACGCATGACCTTCAACCGCCGCGATGATTTCGGACAAAGGCAATGGGAGCGCTGCGCACCGGCAGAAGACGTCGCCAGCCGCCGGCAGATGGAGGAATTGAATGCGAGATTGCGGACGTGTGTTGGGTGCGTCAGTTACGTGGAGCAACGGGTAGTGAATGTTTGCTTTATGACCTGTTTGTTGGACCGCAAGAAGGCTTGGATCGAGGATTACAAAAGCAGGCGATGTGAGAAGTACGCAGAAAAGTGAAAAAAAGGCCGCACAAAGAGGCGGCCGAAAATTGATAAGCACCCCAATTTTAACATTTGGAGTGTGGAATGGATAGCGCAGAAAAAACGGTTGATGAGAACCAGATGCTTCATTTGTTTTGCATGGATTGGGCTGATTGGCATTATTCGCGCCGACTCTTTGCGCCGCCGGTCCCGCCAAACATCCTGGCGCGGCTGCAACCAAGCCCGGTGCGCGAGGTGCCGGATGCGATCCTGTCATCGGACAAGAGCTTTTTCAATCTGTCCGTGCTGATGCAGGAAGAGTCCCGCGCCAAGATGATTTTCTATCTCTATTACATCCATCGCGTGCGCAACATCAAAATCGTTGCCGAGCAGATGGGCGTTAGCACATCGTTCTGGTATCGGGAGATGCGCGAGTTCCGTGCGCTGGCATGGCGGGCATATCGAAAGGCAATCTACGCCGATGCAGACAATCCGTTCGAAGTGTGCGAGGTCGAGAAAATGTGAACCTGTGGAGTTCACATTTTAGTTGTTCACACTTTGCCCTGTAAATCGTATGATTTGGTATAGGCTGAATTGCTGTCTCTGGAGTCATCGCGAGACGCACCTATACCAAATCGACCGCAAGATAGGGCGGATGCACGATCCCGTAACGTGAAGTAGATCAAGCCCCGCAGGTTCGCCTCGGGGCTTCGTTCGTTCTGGATACGCCACATGATGAGCACGCACCCGCTAGACCTGGCGCTCTCATTCTGGGGCATCCCATCGCGCCCCGCCTGTCTCGATCCGGTCAAGCTCAGCGTTTGGATGTATGCATGCCTCGCACTGGCCGCCGACGCTGGCCTGATCGAGATGCCGTTCGTGCCGAGCGACTGCCTTCGCGACGTGCTGCAGGCGTATTTCGAGGCGCAGATTGACCATTTCGATACCGTGGATTCGCTGTTTGGCGTGAGGCATTGATGCAGACCGCCAGCCAGGACGAGCCAGTCTACGGCTGGAGTCGGCTCCCGAGCGTGATCCCGTTTGAGTATGACGCGGATGGCGAGCGTGATTTCGTTGCAGAGATTGCCGTGCGCACACAGAACATACCGGAAGCAGATGCCGGACAGCGATATAAGCCGAGTTGATCGCCGGCAACGAACCTGGCATGCCCAGGTTAGGTAGATGGCAGCAGCCAGAGAGCAAAGGGGTGAAGCCGCCCCGCCCAAGAGGTTTCTGGCTAGGGTGTTGCGCCAACATATAAGCTCAAAGCGCAGCCGGTTCCTCACGAAACGAGGACTTTCAAGCAATCTGCACCGCGCGGGATCGCCGCGTAGAGCACATCCAGGCGGCTTGCTTGAGAGTTGACAGCCGCAACCGAACCTTTGATGTCCCAAGCTGGCGCCAGTATGCAGGGTCGAGGACATTGCCGCATGTGATGTGGCTCAATAGGTTGCGCCGCCACGGGAAAGCGACCGCGCAGATCAAGAGCGCGCGGAACCATTCGCTTGTGGATTCTCTCTTCATCAACCGGCAGACACGCATGGCGACGACACGCAAGCAAAAGCCCGCGCAAGAGCGCACGGACACTTGCAAAAACTGCCGCCACATGCACCACGAGCGCGAGCTCACCGAATGTCGCCGTTACCCGCCAACGCCCGTCTACGATGGCGCAACCGGGTTTATCGAGCATCACTATCCAACCGTCGAGATGACGTTGTATTGCGGGGAATTTGCCGCGCACCTGAGCTCATAAATGGTCGATCCGAATCTGCGACAGTGGGCGACCGAGCGCGAGATTTCGATAATCGATGCCATCGAGCAATATGGCAGCGGGACGGCCGCAGCACCGCATCTCGGGTTGAATAAGAGCAACGTCAACCGGGCTATTCAAGGACTGGCGAGGCGTGCGGCGAAGATGGGATATTCGCCGTCGCACGACATGACGCACATCGTGCCGGACGGGTTCCGCGTCAAGGGTGTCTCGACGTTCTACGATAAGGACGGCAAGCCGCGTAACCAGTGGGTGAAGAGTCAGGTCGACCACGATCGCGCCGAGGCCATCCTCAAGGAATTTGCGGAATCGCTGTCAGAAAGCATCAAAGGCCTGGCGCCGATCACTGCGCCGCCCGAGCATGTGCTGTCCGATCTGATGTGCGTGTACCCGCAAGGCGACCCACACGTCGGACTTCATGCGTGGTGGGCGGAAGCCGGCGAGGATTTTGACCTCAAGATTGCCGAGCGCCTGATGTGCGCCGCAGTCGATCGCCTGGTAGCAACCGCGCCGGCGGCCGAAACTGCTCTGCTCCTGAACCTCGGCGACATGTTTCATGCCGACAATCAGAACAACGAAAGCCAGTCGGGCCACCGTCTCGATGTGGATGGAAGATGGGCGAAGGTTCAGCAAGTCGGGCTTCGGGCGATGCTTCATTGCATGCGCCGCTTGCTCGAGAAGCACAAGCGCGTGATTCTGCGCATCAACCGTGGCAATCACGACGGCCACTCCGCTTACGCGCTGGCCCTGATGGTTTCGTGCTACTTCCATGACGAACCGCGCATTGAAGTCGACCTGTCGCCCGCCGTCGCATGGTATTTCCAGTTCGACAAGAATCTGATCGGCTCCACGCACGGCGACACGCTCAAAGGCCCTGACATGCCGGCCATTATGGCGGCCGATGTTCCTGAGCTTTGGGGCGCGACGAAACATCGCATGTGGTTTGTGGGGCACGTCCACCACCAGGACATCAAAGAGTACCGGGGCTGCACAGTCGAATATTTCCGCACGCTTGCGGCTCGTGATGCATGGCACGCAGGCCAAGGCTATCGCGCCGGCCGGGATATGCGCCTGATTGTGCTGCACCGTGAATTCGGTGAAATCGAGCGCCACAGAGCTGACATCGGCATGTTGGAAGCCGCGCAAACGTAATAACCAGCCCCTTCATGCCTGCCGCCGGATGCCTGTTACGCACGTCCACGAGACCGCGTGCAGCCGACGTCAGACCTGAAGGCGTTGCTGCATCGAAGAGTGCCCAACCGAGTTAAACGCGCCGTAATGGCGACAGCTTGTCGGTGTGGTGGCGTTTTCAACCTATATAAGACTATGCCGACCATTCTTGAAACGCCTCAGTCGCTATGCCGGCGTGCGCGCCAAGCGACGGATGACAATAGAGACGTGTCGCTTGATCCGGGAGTGGTCCGACAGATCGCCGAGTCGTGGCACGCCGACCGCGAGAAGATCGAGTATCTCGAATCGCTGATCGTGCGCGTCGGCAAAGAGCCGGCGCACCGGAATGGCGACGTGCCGACCCCGGCGATTCCGTGGACTTCGCCCAACGTATGGCCATCTGGCCCGGTGATCCCAAATATCGGCGAGCAGCGTTGCGCTCAGTGCGGAATCGCGCTTTCGCCAGTTATGGGCTATGCCTGCGGCCGGCCGAACTGCCCGACCGGTCTCGGCGGATTTTCGTGCGGCGTCACCAGCGTTACCGTATCAAACCGACCGAATCCGGCGGACGGCGCACCGAAGCCCGCAGGCCATAACCCGGTCGCTTAACCGATCTCCTCCAGTTGACGAAAGTCGACGGTTGCCCTGTTGCCCCAGGGCTTTTTTATTCTTGTCCCCCAGCCGGCGGTGGGTAAAACACCGGCAGCCGTTGACGAAATGTAAGCCGCCATTACCCGGTTGCACGGGTTCAAACCGCGACGGGCGACGGCGACCCCTAATCAAGAGCAAACATGAATCAGCCTGTGGTCGAGGATCAAGACGGCGCTGCACTTATCCGCGAGGGGGAGGCGCTGGCCCATGCGTCCCTGGCACTCGCTCAGAAGGTCATAGCGCGATATCCCATCGAGACGCGGGAGCGCTTGGTGGCCAGCATCGGTGCTTCCCGTCTGATGGATGGGTTTAATCGCCTGACGCTGACTTTGGCCGGCGGCTGGCGCGATTAACCGCTATTGGCGAGTGAAACCTTCTCACGGCTCGCGGGTCTGCGAGCAAGAATTTACTTCCGAATGACCTGCCCGCAGCACGGACATCGCTCAGAAGCGGTTTTCTTCTCGTTTTCCACGGCTCGCCATACGGTCGACTGGCTCAGGCCAAACTTGATCGCTGCCGCATAACGCGTCTCGGTGGGGTTTTCACGGAGCCACTGAAGGGCTTGCTGAGTCTTGCTCATGCCGAGATCGTCATCAGTTCAGCGCGGAAGGCGGCAGCGCGCGTGATGTCTTGAGCGGCCAGCATTGCGGCGGACTCGGCATTCATGCGTTGCCATGCAGCCTTGGCAACCAGATTGCGCGCTTCTTGATCCGTGATCTTGCTGATGCCATTGTGCGGCACAAACGAATACATCTGCGTGCCGCGCGCCAGAACGTACGAGTCAGGGGCTGAATCACCGGGCGTTGCGACCTTCGCAATGACGGTCAAGCCCTTGATGAAGCCGACATTAACGGATTGACCCACTTCCCATGCCTGCTTGCTGTTCTTGATCATTTTCGACTCCGGTTCGGTTCGCTGGTGGAATGACTTCAGTATATGTCATTGGTAGAAAATAGCAACATTAATTTCAAAGAATTCTATGGGGCGCCCCTCCAAGCTAACCGACACCCAGTGGGAAGAGATCCGCAAGCGGCTCTTGGCGGGCGAGAAAGCTGCCGATCTGAGTCGCGAATACGGCGTTTCGAAAACACGGATTAGCGAGCGAGTTTCGAAACGCATCGAAAACATAAAAACCGTTGCGAATCAAATCGTTGCGACAGAAGTTTCGTTACGATCACTGCCAGTTTCGGAACAAAACGACGCCATATCGCTGGCTGATGATCTGAAGTCGATAAGCAGGCACCTGGCTGGCGCCGGAAGGTTTGGCGCCGCCACCGCGCACCGGCTGTCTGGCATCGCCAACATGAAGGTGTCGGAGATAGACGACGCTGCGCCGCTCACACAGGGAAGCCTTGACGCACTTAAGGGAATCTCGGTGCTCACCAAACTGGCCAACGAATCTAGCGAAATCGGCATCAACCTATTGCGAGCGAACAAAGAGGCGGTCGATAAGCTCAACGAGCCCGACTCAGACCGAAGCGCATTGCTGAAGGAGATCGCCGCTCACCTCCCTGACTGATGGCACTCAACCTGCAAACTCAGCGTGAACTAGCCCGCTGGTACAAGTTGATCGACCATCCGGTTCAGGCGGAATTGATTCGCGCCGTAGAGAATGGCGTGCGGTTCCCGGTGGTTCCTGCAGGCCGACGTTCAGGAAAGACCGAGCGAGCCAAGCGTTTCGTTGCCAAAATGGCGATGAAGAATCCGGGCGAGATGTACTTCATTGCGGCGCCGACGCGAGACCAAGTAAAGAAAATTTACTGGGCTGACATGAAGAAGCTCTGTTTGGTGAGCCTCTGTAGTAAGCCGCCATCAGAAACCGATCTGATTATCTTCTTGGACAACGGCACTCAGGTTCAGTTGATCGGCCTGGATCGACCCGAGCGAATTGAAGGTGTCTTCTGGTCCGGTGGTGTGATTGACGAAATCGCCGACGTTAAAGCCGAAGCGTGGGAATCGAACATCCGTCCCGCGCTGGACACCTTCAACCCGACTCGCCCTGATTACAAGGCATGGTGTTGGCTGATCGGTGTGCCCGACGGCCTGAATCACTACTACGACATGGCGAAGTATGCCGAGTCGGGTAACGATCCAGACTGGAAGCTTTTCCACTGGAAGAGCGCGGAGATCTTGCCAGCCGACACGATCGCCGCAGCCAAGCGGCAAATGTCCGCGAAACAGTACAAGCAGGAATACGAGGCTAGCTTCGAGGGCGCAACGGGCCGCATCTACGAGGATTACGACCGCACGAACCACACAGACGCGCGCATCGAGCCGCATGAACAGTTGCTATGGATGCACGACCAGAACTTTACGCCGCTGTCTTCTGCGGTCGGCGTTCGGCGTGACAACGGGCTGTACCTGCTCGATGAGATCGTTTTGACGAGCGCCATTTCCAAGCAGTCGGCGATGGAGTTCGTCGAGAAGTTCGTCAATCACCAGAATCGCGAAGTGCTGATCTATGGCGATCCTGCTGGGCGGGCTGGCGAGAAGCACGGTCACGCGTCCGATTACACCGATATCGAAGGTGTGCTGAAGGCGCATAACTGGCGGTTCGTGCGCAAGGTCAAGCCTGCGGCACCGGCCATTAAGGACCGACAAAACGCGGTGCGCACGAAGATTCGCACCGCAGACGGCATGCGCAGTCTGTTCGTCAATCCAACGACTGCCAAATGGTGCGACAAAGGCCTGGCGACTGTCCAGTTACAGGAAGGATCGACGTTTCAGGAAGACCAGAAGAACAAGTATCAGCACATTACGACGGCGATTGGGTACTGCGTCGATGTCGAATGGCCGAGCATTAAGGGAATCGCAACCCAGGCGGCCCACGTTCCCCACATGAACAGGTAGCGCATGAAATTCATCAAGAAGCCAATTTCCGTCGAGGCGTCGCAGTGGTTCAAGAATGGCGACCATCCTGCGGATTACAGCAGCTCCATGGTCGGTCACGAGCACATTGATGGCTTGCGCCGAGAGCGCATGTTTTCGCCGGAAGAGCGTAAGGCAAAGGGCTGGGAAGGTGAGGTAGTCCGTTATTTCCGCCGCCCGGATGTTGGTGGCGAGAAGTTGTGTCGCCATTGCGATAACGAAATGCATGTGCATGGCTGGATCGATGCCGGCGCAACTGGCGAAACCGTCTGCCCTGGCGACTGGATCGTGACAGACGCGAGAGGCAATCATTCCGCCGTCAAACCCGACGTCTTCGCCGCCACCTACGACGCTGAATAAGCGCGGGCAGTTCCAAGCACACCAAGCACAAGGCCGGCATGTTTAAGACCCTGCAAAAGGATTTCCCGAAAGACAAGGATTTCCCGGAGCGGACATTCCGCCTGCAGACGCTGCAACGAGTGCTCAACGGCACGCTGTATGACGAGCTCAAGCACGCGTTCGACGAGGAAGAGTCTGGCGACGGGACCTACATCCCGTTACGCAAGCGGCGCCCGAGCGTGCGCATGAATCTATGCCGAACGGTGGTGAATGATTCCGTCTCGCTGCTGTTCTCCGAGGGGCATTTCCCGACCGTCGACCTAAAAAGCCCCGAGCAAAAGCAGGCGATGGGGAAGCTCATCAAGGAATGCGGCATGAACGCGGTCATGATCGACGCGGCCACGAAAGGCAGTGTCGGGTCCGTCGCGATCCTGTTCCGCGTGCTCAAGCAGCGCGTGTTCTTCGACGCGATGGAAACCGATTACCTGACGCCGATCTGGAATCCAGAGGCGCCAGACACGCTGCTGAAGGTCGTTGAAAAGTACAAGGTCAAGGGGCGCGCGCTCAAGGATTCGGGCTATTCGATCAAGCTAGACGACTTCGGCGCCGATTTTTGGTTTTGCCGCGAGTGGGATGCCGCGGCTGAAACGTGGTTCACGCCGTGGAAGGTGGCGGACGAGGTTGACAAAAAGGCGGCCGGGCTTGAATTCGCGCCGTCGATCGACAAAGACAAGACGGTCAAACACGCGCTCGGTTTCGTGCCGGTGGCGTGGGTCAAGAACCTGCCTGGTGGCGACGCGATTGATGGCAAGCCCACGTTCTGCGGCGAGGCGATCGACACGCAGATCGAGATCGATTACCAACTTTCGCAGGATGGTCGGGGGCTGAAATACACGTCCGATCCGACGCTACTCATCAAAGAACCGGCGTACGGCGAAAACGGGCCGACGGTCAAAGGTGCCGCCAACGCGATCAAGGTCAGTGCCGAAGGCGACGCCAAGCTGCTCGAAATCAACGGAACCGGATCCGCCGCGGTGTTGGATTACGTCAAATACCTGCGCGAGATCCAACTCGAAACGCTGCACGGCAACCGCACCAGCCCCGAGAAAATGTCCTCGGCGCAGTCGGGCCGCGCAATGGAATTGATGAATCAGGCGCTGGTCTGGCTGGCCGATCGGCTGCGGATCAGCTACGGCGAGGGCGCGCTGAAAGAACTGCTGTGCATGATTGCGAAGGCGTCCGAGAAGTCCGAGCTGGTGTTCAAGGATGGCGAAAAGGTCGGCAAGTTCGATATCAAGTCGGGCATCAGCCTGCGCTGGCCGGCCTGGTACGCACCGACCCTGCAGGACATGCTGACGCGTGCCACCACGCTTGCCAAGCTTTGTGACTCTGGACTGCAGAGCCGCGAGACGGCCATCAAGATCCTCGCCGCTGAATACGACATCGAAGATGCAGCCGCTGAAAAACGGCTTGCCGATGCCGAGATGGCTGAGCGCAATGCTGCGGCCACCGTAACCGCTGCGATCACCGAATAGTTTTGCCCGCCGGCTCGATGCCGGATATCAACCTGGCCGCTCGATGCGGTCGTTTTTCATTGGAGAGGCTAGATGCCAACCCTGTTGCGCCACTTGATGATGCAAGCCCGTCTGATGTCGCCCGATGGCGACCACGCATCAACCGGAGCACCGCCTGTTACGCCACCGGCGCCAGCCGCACCCGTCACGCCACCGGTGAAGACCGGTAATCCGCTGCTTGACCTTCCGATTGAGGAAGTCCCTGACCAGTGGCGTGAACACGCCCGCGAATTGCGCCGCGAGAACGCGAGCCTGCGCGAAAAAACGAAGGTAATTGATGAGGCGGCAGCACAGGCCAAGATCGACGAGGCGGTGAAGAAGGCGATTGATGCCCAGAAGGTCGAGACGAAAGCGACGCTCGATGCTGAACGCGCCGCTTCGGATCGCCGCATCATCAATTCCGAAGTCAAGGCCGTCGCCGTCTCGCTCGGCCTGCAGGATGTGGACGCGATCAAGCTGATCGACACGTCGAGCCTGAAGGTGGATGAAACGACCGGCGAAGTGGCCGGCGTCGCGGAGTTGCTGACGACGTTCAAGACCGCCAAGCCGTATCTGTTCAAGGAGCCGCTGGCGAGCACGAGCAGCACCAGCACCCCTCCGCCGAAGAAAAAGGCCGAAACCTTCGATGCGCGCACTGCAACGAAAGAGGAGATTGCGGCTGATGCCAAATCTCGCGGCCTGAACCTCAAGGCGTTTTGATCGTTCGTTGACCTACCGGCCGCCTCACGCGGCCACTTGCATTATTGCCCGACAGCCCTGGTGGCGAGGGGGAAACACCCTACCCAAACCACACAGGACTTGTCATGGCTTTTAATAACCTCCCCGCATCAATTCAGTCGGTGATTCAGCTCGGCTATCTCGAGCACCAGTTCGGCATGCCGTTGCGCGCCAAACTGGGTTTCCGCGCTATTGCCGATCGTGAGCCGTTCATGGCGAACATCGGTGAAACGATCGCCAAGACCCGCACCGGCTTGCTCCCGGCTATCACGACCCCAATGTCACCGGCGGACAACTCCGACATCACGTCGGGCCTGACCGCGCAGAACTACAGCGTCGAGCAGTACATTCTGGGCATCGCTCAATATCCCGGCATGATGCAGCTCAACATCGCTACGGCGCGTGTTGCGATCGACAACCTGTTCCTGCGCAACGGTTACGCGCTGGGCGAACAGGCCTACCGTTCGGTCGATACGCTGGCGCAGATGGCGCTGTTCAACGCGTACATGGGCGGCAATACCCGTGTACGTACCACGCTCGGCTCGCCGGCCGCCACCATCTCGGTCGATGATATCCGTGGATTCCAAAACACACTGAACAGCGCCGGCCAGGTGGTGCCGATCTCGTCGTCGAATGCGGTGAACGTGGTTGTCGGCAGTGACACGTACTCGCTGCAAGGTTCGACCGCAGACGGGTCCAACGTATCGACTACGCCGGGCGGCGTTTCCGGCACACTGACGTTCTCGACCTCGGTGACGGTTGCCGATGCTACCGCGCTGAATGCGGTTGTCTCGTCCGTGGCGCCAGTGGTACTTCGCCCGACGATCACGAGTTCAGGCCTGATGGCCGCCACATCCGCTGCCATCTCTGCGACCAACGACAACAACAGCGGCAAGTTGACGATGGGTATGATCCTGAACGCCAAGGCCACGATGGCGGCCAATGGCGTGCCGGTGGTTGATGCGACGGGCATGTATCACATGTACCTCGATCCGCTTCAGGCGACCGGGTTGTACAGCGATCCGGCCTTCCAGATGTTCTTCCGTGGTCAGGTGACGACCGAGGAATATCGCCAGGGCGTTGTTGCCGAGCTTCTGGGCGTGCGGCTCCAAGAAACCAACTTGAACCCGGTCCAGACGTTGGCCGGTGTCGGTACGGTTCGCCGTGGAGTCCTGTGTGGTCAGGGCGCGCTGGTCGAAGGCGTGTTCACGAACGAAGCCTATCGCGGCAATCTCGAAGGTCAGGACAAGGACGACTCGATCGTCATCGTCGACGACATTGCGATGGTGACTCGCTCGCCGCTTGATGCGCTTCAGCAGGTGATTACGCAAACGTGGTCGTATTCGGGCGGTTTTGCCGTGCCGACCGACACCACCACCACGTCCGCAACGATTCCGACCGCCAATAGCTCGGCGTGCAAACGCGCAATCATTCTGGAATCGCTTTAATCGTCCAGTCACAAGGGACCGGGAGCAATCCCGGCTCCTTTTCAAGCCTCTGTCCCCTCGGGGGCTTCATAAAGGAGATCACCATGGCCAGGCCCAAGCAAGAAGCACCGGACGCACCCGAAGTCACCGAGTCTGCGGCGCCCAAGTTCGTACTCAAGAAGAATCACGGCCTGATGACGCACGGTCGCACGCATCAGCATTTTACCGCTGGTACCGAGTTTGATCCCATCAAGGATGGTGCGCTGATTACGCAACTCGTCCAGTCCGGCGCGCTCTTCGAGTAATCCATGGCCTTCACGCCCTATACCTTTACTGATGCGCAACTCGTTGATGTTCGGCGTTTCTGCGGGTACCCGGCGTACGGCGATGGTGACGTCGTGTTCCCCTACCCGTGGATCATGCGCCAGTACCTCGCGCTCGAATACCGCCTGCAGCACATCAGTGCGAACGAAGGTCTGGTGGTCGTGAATACCTACCTCACCAACCTCTACGCGCTGGAAACGGCCATCCCAGGTACGAGCGCGAACCTTGATACCGATGTGGCTGCAGTATGGACTCACAATAAGAATGAGCAATTGGACAGAGATCGCCTCTTTGACTCCTGGCGCATGCGGCTGTGCAATTTCCTAGGGGTTCCGAAAGGTCCGAACTTTGGCGGCTGCTCTAACGCGCTGGTGGTTTGAATGACTGTTATCTGCTGGGATGGCAGCTCGCTTTCCGCCGATCGCCTGATGGAAATGAATGGCGGGAAGTTTCCAGTCTGCAAGATTCAGCGTCTCGATGACGGCTCTTTGCTGGGCGGCGCAGGCGATCTGCCGCGTGCGTATGAGATAGTCAATTGGTGCATCAAGGGACGCAAGCCGGGAAAGCTGGCAGCGCCTATCGGAGATACTTACGCGCGCATTCTGTTCATCGATCCAGATGGCACCGCATTGATCTACGCGAACAATGAGTTTCCGATTCGCATATTGCGGTCGTATGCTGCGATTGGCAGCGGCCAGGATTACGCCATCACCTCAATGCATCTTGGCAAAACTTCTGCCGAAGCTGTCGCCATCGCATCCGAACTGTGCTCGTCTGTTGGTATGGGCATCGACACGTTGGAGCTCTGATGGACGCCGCACTGATTCAAGCCAAGATTTACGCGGGGTATGCGAAGGCGGCGCTGCGGATCGGGCCTCCACACTGCCTGTATCGACCGGGACCCGTGTTGATCAATCCGATCCAGCCTGCGAACCAGCTCGGTACTTTGAACGCGAGTTTCAACATCGGCGGCACGTATAGCGGGCAGTCGAAATCGAATCAGTTGTACTGGCAGATCATCGTGGATGGGTCGCAGCTTGCGGTAGGCGATTATCTGGTCGGCTGCGAGACGTATTGCGTGCTGGCGATGGACAGTTTGATGCCGCCGATTGCACTGCGCTGCACGCAGACGCTGACATTCTCGCGACCACTGATCAACAGCCTGCCGGGCGAGCAGCCGTACCCAAATCCAGACCTTGATACCGCTTACGCTCAGGGAATACCCGGAGTACTAAGCGTCAAGAAGGAAACAGGCCGACCGGCCGCGCAACTGCCCACTGACAACGCATTACGGGCCTTTTACGCTGCATTCTTCTATCTTCCGGACGGTGCCGTACAAACTCGGGACCAAGTGACGGACGAAAACGGGGATAATTACCAGGTCGTCTCTGCGCAAAAGGGCCTTTTGGGCTACGAAGCGCTTCTCGAACTGGTTGAGGCATAAATGGCGGATCTGTCAGACGTCCAAAACACGCTAGTGAGTTTAGCGAGCGCAGCGCTATACCCGAACGGCGCGTCACAGCCAAGCGCGATCGCGGTGGCGGCCACTGTGGTTCCTGGCTGGCCGATTGCGGCGCAACTGGATGCGATTATCAAGGCCGGCAACGCCATGGTGAGCGTCTACCAGATGCCTGGCATGGGCAAGAACACCACGCGCTTTATCGGTGACGACGACGCGCAGAACGCGATTCCCACGCCGCAACTATCGCTGATCGTCTACCTGAATATGGTGACTGTCGGCGGCAGGATCAACCCGGGCGAAGCCGCCACGCTCACGGTGAATTACCAGCCGTACAGCTACGCGGTCAAAGTGGGCGACACGGTCGAGACGATTGCCGCAGCACTCGCGGCGCTGATTCCCGGCGCATCGGTCAGTAGCTACGTGATCGTGATCAATGGCGCCTTCGAGATCAAGACGGATATTTCGGTGCCGGTCGTGATGCAGCATGAAATCGGCCGACAAGCACAGGTTTTCATGGTCGCCGGTTGGGCGCCGACGCCCGCTATTCGCGATGCCATAGGCAAAGTCCTGGAGCCAGCGTTCAAACTGCAACCGCGCATCGTACTGCCCGACAATACTGTGGCGCGCCTGTTGTATCGCGGCACCATCGAGACGGACACGCTCCAGAAACAGCGCATTTACCGCCGTAACCTACTGTACGAAGTCGAGTTCGCGCTGATCACAGTCCATACCGACAACACCGTGACGAATCGGAGCGCAACCGTTACGTCGATCGGCGGTACAACCCACACTACCAACATCTGAGGCGCACATGGCAACGAAACAATCCGATGCAGGAACGACCGAGCAGGTAGACGCTTCCGCTGAGCCGGTGAACACGCTGGGCCACTATCTAGTGGTGCGTCACGCCTTCGCGAATTACCGCAAGGGCGATGCGATCCGCGATCCGGCCGAAATCGCCGCAGTGAAGTCCGGCGAAAACGCCCATTTCGTGCATAAGGTGATCGGATGATTGCCGATCCCAGTCGCGCGGCTGGCATGGCGCTCAAAATAGCGGTCGAGCGCTTCGTCGGTCAGGAGGCAACGCCGCCTGTCTGCGTTCGCATCAAGAAGGCATTCATCCAGATCATGCGCGATCAATTCAGCCTCGACTGGAGCCGGCACGCCTGGCAGATTCAGGTCTGGTTCATTGATGGCCACAAGCCGAACGTGAAAATCCCGCCGCACCTACTGATGACTGCAGTCCACTAGACACGCCCACCTTCGCATAAGCCGCCTTCGGGTGGCTTTTTTCGTTTACGGCCGCCTCCGGGCGGCTTTTTCATTTCTAGACCCGCCGCGTGCGGGTTTTTTTACGCCCGGAGCTCGTCCATGCCAGTGTACCAAGCAGGCAATTTAAACGTCACCGCACTGCAGGCCCCCGACCTGTACGTCATCATCCAGCCGCCCAGCATCGCCTATATCAACGGCGTGCCGACCGATGGTCTTGGTCTGGTCGGCGTCGGTTCGTGGGGCCCGGTCAATGCCGCCATGATGGGCATCGGCAACAGCGCGCAGGCGCAGCAAATGGTCGGCCCGATCACGTTCCGCCAGCATGACATTGCCACGGCGGTGGCGATCGGTGACATGAACAACGTCCAGAATTACATCCTGGTGCGCGTGTCGGACGGCACGGATACGGCGGCCAGTGCAGCCCTGAAAGATACGCTCGGCTCACCGGTCACCGGGATGACGCTTACCGGCATGTACACCGGAATCGTCGGCAACGGCATCACGTCCTCGATTGTAGCGGGCACCGCGGCCAATACCTACAAGCTGACAATTCAGCGCGCAGGCTTCACGCCGGAGGTGTTCAACAACCTCTCGCAGGGCGTGAGTAGCGGCGCGGTCACGCCGGGCACCGGCTTTACCTCGGTCCCGGCGCTGTCCATTTCCGCGCCACAGGGCGCCAATGGCGTGCAGGCGACCGGCATCATCAGCCTCGAAGTGCTGTCGGCCAACGTGACTGGAGGCGGTGCGAGCGGCGGCACTGGCTACGTGACTGGCGACACGATCACGATGGCGAATGGCGTGATCCTGACGGTTACCGCTGCCTCGGGCATCATCACGTCGCTGGTGGTCTTCAATGCTGGCGCGCTGACTGGTGGTGTGGCCCCGACGACCGCGGTCGCTCCCGCCTCGACTTCGGGTGTCGGTGTCGGCGCACTCGTGAATATGGTGTGGGGCCTCGGCGCCTTCACGCCAGTTACTCCGGGTGCGGCCTATACCTCGGCAACCGCAACACTCACGGGCGGCGGCGGTACCGGCGGATCGATCGCGCTGACCACCAGTGTATGGCTCAACATGGTCAACGCCGTGAACAACGGCCAGACCGGCTTGCGCGGCCCCTCGGTGAATTGCATCGCGACACTGGGCACTTCCGCGAATGCACCGAACCTGACGAACACCTATACGCTCTCCGGCGGTACCGATGGCGCGTATGGCGTCACCGATAACACGCTGGTCGGCGCAGACGGCCTGACCCGCTCTGGTATGTATGCGCTGCGCAAGTCGGGCGCGCAAGTTGGCAACCTGATCGACTGCCAGACGCCGGCTACCTGGAGCGCGCAACTCGCTCTTGGCTTGCAGGAGGGCATCTATTTCCACGGCGCTAACCCGGTGGGTACCAGCATCACCACCAGTGCGACCAACCTCGCCAATTCCGGTGTCGATGGTTACGGATTCGCATGTCTCGTGGGCGACTGGTCGTATTACAACGACACCGTCAACGGCGTGCAGCGCCTGGTGTCGCCCGCGACCTTCACCTCTGCCTTGCAAGCCGCAACCAGCCCGGAGCAATCGATTCTCAATGCCCCGATCGCGGGTGTGCTGGCGACGCAGAGCAGTATGCAGAACTTGCCGTACAGCGATGCGCAAATCGCACAGTGCGCCACCTCACGGCTTGAGGTACTGACGCTCGGCGCCCCGGCTGGATCCATCTTTGCATGCCGCACTGGTCAGAACGCCAGCAGCAACAGCGCGACGAACGGCGACAATTACACGCGCATGACCAACTACATCGCGTTCACGATCGCGAGCGCGTTCGGCTATGTACCGGGCAAGGTGCAGACGATCAACCTGCGGCGCAATGTGAAGGGCGCGATGGATGCGTTCTTTGCGAATCTGCAGGCGAACAACATGATCGGCAATGTGAATGCGCCGACGCAACCCGGCTGGTCGGTGCAGCTCAATGCGGCGAACAACCCGATGAGTCAGGTAGCGTTGGGCTACATGGTCGCGACCGTCATGGTCACGTACCTGAGCATTGTTCGGATGTTCCTCGTCAACATCGAAGGCGGCCAGTCGGTCACCGTCACCCCGCAGTAATCATTCCCAACCCATGCAGGCCGCCTCCGGGCGGCTTTTTGCATTCTGGAGCACGCCATGCCGTTAAACGGTCTCTCAATTGGGAGTGATTATCGCTTCGACGTCTTGACGCCGACCGGTCTGCTCACGCTCCCCACGCTGACGAAGTTTTCGAAGAAAAAGATCAAGAGCTCGATCACGGTCAAGCCGATCGGAAGCCTGCCCATCATCCTCACGTTTCAAGAGGGCGGCTGGGAAGGCTCGTTCGAGATTTCGCGCGCCGATGCCACCCTCGACACGTACTTCTCGCAGTTCGAAGCCGCTTACTACGCGGGCGTGAATCAGCCGGCCGGCTTCATCTCGGAAACGATCAATGAGGTCAATGGGCCCCCGACCTCGTGGCAATTGCAGGGCGTCGTGCTGTTTTTCGAAGATGCCGGCGATATCGAAGCCGAAAAGAACGTGATTCAAAAGGTTTCGTTCGCCGCCAGCACTCGCATTGGACCCCTGTAAATGACCGAACTTCAAGTGACTGAAACCAGCGGCGCCGCAGCCGCCCCTGTGTTGAATGGTGACACGGTGGTGGTCGATGTGGCAGACGGCCGCAAGTTGACCCTGACCTATCCCGGCCCGCTTGCGCAGTACGAAATCGTGCTGGCCATCGGCAACGAAGCCTCCGAGAACACCCGTTTCGTTCAGATGTGCCTGCCGTTGATCTATTTGAGCGGGATCGATGCTGAGCCGATTTTCCTGCCGACGTCGCTGTTGCAGGTTAAGGCGCTGATCGGTCGACTGGGGCACAAGGGCCTGGCCGCGCTCACCAACGGCGTGAAGCTGTTCGACGGCAAGGAAGACGTCCAAGCAGCAAAAAAATAAGCCGGGACGCTGGTGTGCGCCAGGTATTGATGCTGACGAAAGCCGGCGTCCCGTGGGATGTCGTGAATCGGTTCTCGCGCACTGAATTGCTCGGGTTTTGCGTGGCGTCAGGCGAAATCGAAGGCCGCAAGTTCTCTTGGTCGCGTATGGAGTGGATCGCCCCGAAATGAAGGAATACAAGTCATTCGGCGCCTTCGCTCGGGCGATAGAGCGTGCGGCAGCAGAACTAGAGGCCGCATATGCGACAGCGATGGAAGCGGGTGCCCTAGTGGTGGAGGCTGCAGCGAAGGCCGAGTTCGGCCATTACCAGCGCGAAGACATGGGGCCAATGACCCCGTGGGAAGAACTGAAGGACGCGACAAAATGGCAGCACAACATGGCGATTGTCAACGGTGAAGCCGCTGACGACGCTGGCGAGAATACCCCGCTGCTCGTCACGGGCGATTTGCGCGAAAGCATCAAGCACGAAACTGAGCCGAAGGCATTCGTGGTCGGCAGTGAGAGTGAAATTATGGTGTATCAGGAGGTTGGCACACCCGAAGGCATTCCGCCGCGCCCAGTACTCGGAACAGCAATGTATCGCAACGCTGAAGTAGTCGCGAATCTGGTTGGGCAGGCCGTCGAAGACACTATCGCAGGTAAAAAATGATCAACGCTTTTGCCATCGGCGTCAGCGCCAACCTTGAGGACAACGTCAGCAACCGGCTGATGATCATCGTCGAGTGGGCGAACAAGGCGAACTCCGCGATGATCGAGTTCGCCGAGAATGCGCGCAAGGCTTCTACGGCCGGCGCCGGCATGGCGCGTAACTTCGAGAAGGCCGCAGCCGCAGCGACTGCCTTGGGCGATAGCGCTGGAAGTCTCACTCGCGCCAGCTACGTGCTCGACACGATGGCAGCCAGCAGCGGCGATCTTGCCCGCAACATGGCGGCGGCTCGCGCTGAATCTAGCGGCATACGCCCGCCAGGTGGTGGCGGTCGCCCGGATGGAGGCGGTTCCGGTGGTGAATCCGGCGGCCCGTCCGGCGGCCGCGTCGCTACCAGCGCTGGTGTTGCAGCCGCTGGGCTGCTGTACGGCGTGTATGAAAACGCACGCCTTGGAGACACCAACGTTAAAGCGGCGGCGACGTCGCAAGTACCAGCAGATCAATGGGGGATTGTATCCGAGGCGCTGCGCCAGCGTGAATTGGCCTATGCGGCACAGTACGCTTTCGCGACAGGCGGCAAGATCGAGCCGTTCGCCGATGCGATGTTGGAAGGTTCGCGCTTGATGCGGACGTTGCCTGCCGCCAAGCAGGTGGAATTGATGGACGCCGCAATGCCCTACATGGCCGGCGAGGCGAAGCTCAAGGGTGTGCCGCTTCCCGAGGCCGCGAACGCCTTCATCGGACTGGCGCACATGGCAGGCGCGTACGACCCGAAGCAGGCCGGTGCATTGTTTGAATCGATGATGCAGGCATCGCTCACTTCGCACGCATCGCTGAGCCAGATCTCGCGTGCCGCGAGCTACGCGCTGCCGTCACTGCATGCCGCTGGCGCGAACTCGAGCGACGTCATGTTGCTCGTCGCCACGATGATGCAGGGCGGCATTATGAACACGAAATCGGGCACTTGGCTGAATGCCATGGCCGCGAACGCATTGCCGAATACCCTCGGAAGTGGTCTGTTCTCGAACAAGAAGCAGAACGAGGCGTTGCACGACCTGGGGCTGTACAAAGGCAACGAGTCCCAGTTTTACAAAAACGGCAGCATGGACCTGATGAAAGAGGTCGCAATTCTCGCCGAAGACCGCCAAAAGATGGAGCCGTTGCAGTTCAATGCCCTGCTCAGAATGGCATTCGGCGTGCAAGGCGCGCGCGGTGCATCGTTTTTCAGTGAGGATTCGACGCTCTCAAACCTGGGCGCTCTGTCCGACTTGAAGAACACCTCCATGGCCCCGACGGAGCTGGGGAAAATGATTTCCCAGTGGAGCACTGTTGCCAAGGCCGATCAGACCATCGCGCTGGCGAATATTACGCTAATGAATGGCACTGCGACGCTGATGGGGCCGGTCAATGCGGTGCTGGGTGGTGCCAATGCGGCACTTGGTTGGACAGCGGGCTTCACGAAGGGTCACCCGGCCGGAGGCACCGCGTTGGACGCGGGTATGTTGTTCGCCGGGGCGGTAGCAGGCATGTCGGCATGGGCTGGCGCGAAAGGCGCTGCCGGCATGGTTAATAAAGGCGTAGTCGGCCTTTCGAAATACATCGCAACAAGCGTTGGCACCCTTATTGGGCGCGCAGTACTTGGCGCGACAGCAGCAGAAATCGGTGCAACAACGCTTGCGGCAGCCGGCGGCATGATTGCAGTGGGCGCAGTCATCGCTGGCGGTATTGCATATGCGCTTGCATCAGGACTGAAGTATGCGCTGAACAACCTGATGCCAACGGCACCGCCTCCGCCCGGTTCAACCCCGAGAGGGATAGATCCGAGCGCGGCACATGGCGTAACAGCCGGTCATCCGTCGAATGCGCACCCTCAAGTGCACGTGCAGGTACAGGTCGATAGCCACGACCTAGCGGCGCACGTGACGACAAAGCTGATCCCGCCGAAAACCACCGGGCCGACCGGCTTCAATCCTGATTCAACGCCATTCACCCCGAGCATGGGGATGTACTGATGAACACGTTCGCGACCCTCACGCTGGACACGCCGAACGGGGCCTTCGTCTTTACGGACGCAGAAGTGCCGGAGAAGATCCGGTTTGGCGGTTCGCAACTGCTCGACGTGCAGAAAATGGTCGGCGGCATGCGGCGTATCAATGCGATGGGGGGCGACGACGAACCGCTGCAATGGTCCGGGCTGTTTCTGTACGCGTCGGCGCTGTCCCGCGCACGGTTCCTCGACTCGGTGCGCCGGGAAGGTTTGCAATGCACGCTGTCATGGGATGCGCTGCTGTATCAGGTCGTGATCGCGGAATTCCACGCTGACTACGAATACCCGTTCAAGATCCCGTACCAGATCAAGTTCGAGGTCATTGAGGATCAGACGGCGACGGTCGACTCGGTCCCGGCGATTACCCCGGCGCAATCGATGGCTAGCGACATGGCGCAACTCGGCATGCTGTCGAACTGTATCGGGAGTTCAGCGCTGAATAGCCTCATTGGCGATCTGCAAAGCGCCATGAGTGCGGTTAGCACCGCAGTGCAGCCGATCGCCAACGGCCTGATGGCGGTCACGTCGTTTATTGCGGGTGTCGCCAATTGCGCCGCCCAAGTGGTCAACTCTGTAGAGAGCGCGGTCGCGGCAGTCGTGGCTCCGCTTGCGGCCGTTGCATCACAGGTTCAGGGGTTGATCGCAACAGCCGAGAACACTGTCGCAAACGTCGCGGGTGTTCTCCCGGGCGTGCCAGCGGCGGCCAACGTCTTTAACGCGCTGGCGACAATGAATTCGGCGGTCCAATTGCCCGAGTTGTACCAGATGCGCAGCATTTGCGCCCGGATGCAGGTCAACTTGCCGCTCGTCGCGATGCCGACCAGCGCGCAGACGATCACCGTTGGCGGGGGCGACCTATACACCATCGCGGCACAGCAGTATGGCGACGCGGGCCGATTCACTGACATTTTGGCGGCCAATCCTCAGCTTGGCGGCGATCCGATTCTGACCGGCATCAACACTCTGACCATCCCAGCCTGACATGATCAACACCCCCCCGACCGTTGGCTCGCTCGTTGCGCCGCGGGCGATCCTTCAGGTGGGCTCGAAGGTCATCAACTGGACGAGTTGGGACGCCGGGCACAACGGCATCAATGAGGCGGGAACCATTAGCATCGAGGTGCCGTCGGTATTCACAGACTGGGCCTGGTGGACGCAGCAGACCGAAATTCTTGTCGACGTGTATGTGGGTTTTCCAAAAGACCCGCGGAACTACTCGGCCAGCGACCTCACGCTATTGCAGACCTATCGTATTGATTCGATCCGGCTCAACGCCATGACGGGCGGCATTTCCCTGTCGGGCCGAGACCTGACCGCGCTACTGGTCGACAAGAAGATCGATATCAAGTTCCAGAACCAGACGGCCAGCCAGGTCGCTACCTACTTGGCTCAGCAAGCTGGGTTGATTCCGAACGTGCAGCCAACAACCGGCCTTGTCGGGGCATTTTTTGCGGCGGACCATGTGAGCCTGCACCGGCAGCAGTCGATGTGGACGATTCTCACATACCTCGCGCAGCATGTGGGTGTGCAGTGCTTCGTGCTGGGGCGCACGCTGTATTTTGGGTCGTTCAGCGCGGCTCTGTCGAATCAGCCTTATTTGATTCAGTACACCCCGCCGACCACCCAGCGGCCCTATCCGACGTCCAATGCAACGAGTCTCGATTTCGAGCACGATTTGACGCTCGCGAACGATGTATCGGTGACCGTGCGCAGCTATCACGGCGCGAAAAATCAGGTCTATACCTCGCTTGCCACGTCGAGCAAGACGGCGAAGCGCATCGAACATGACGCGACGCTTGCGCAGTCGGTGCAGGAGTACAGCTTCACGTTCAACGACCTGACGCAGGCCCAATGCGATGCCAAGGCGCAGCAGTTGCTTGGGCAGATCAGTCAGCACGAGATGAAGATGTCGGCCAATCTACCCGGCGATACGCTGATCTATCCGTGGACGCCGGTCATCGTGCAAGGCACCGGGACGCCATTCGACACGACGTATGAAGCCGCGCGGATCCGGCGCTCGTTTCGGGTCGATCCGCCGAAGTTCGAGACCTCGGTGCACGGCAAGACCGTAACGGACGCGCAAACGGTGACATTGACATGATCGAGCACATCAAGCGGGTCGTGTCTGAGTTCATGGCTGGTTTTGCGTCGACCAAGTACGGACAGATCACCGCATACAACCCAAACGATTACACCGTCAAGGTGATGATCATGCCGACCAAGGACGAGACGGGTTTCATCCCGCTCGCCGCGGCATGGGTCGGCAACAACTTCGGCGCCGTGTTCGGGCCCGGCATCGGTGACTCGGTGCGCCTAGATTTTATGGATGGCAAGGTCGAGGCGACGGTCGTTGGCGGCCGGTTCTTCAATAATTCGGCTCGACCGCCGATCGTGCAGTCCGGTCAGGCCGCGATCATTGATAGTCAGGGCTCATACGTCAAGCTGAATAACGACGGGACGATGAGCTTCAACGCCGCGACAGGGATGTATTTCTCGGCGCAGACGATCGCTATGCAGGCGAGCCAGACCATCGGGTTGACCGCAGGTACCGAAATCACCAACTCGGCGCCAGCAGTCGAGATCGATGGGCAGTTGACCCAAGGTACCGGGCCGCAGGGTGGCACCGCAACGCTAAACGGTCCGGCTACGGTCAATAACGACCTCACCGCCGAAGGCAAGAGCGTGCACAACCACACGCACACGGCACAGGGCGCCAACGCCGTCACCACACCGCCCAACTAGAGCCAATTTATGCCTGACAGTTTTCACTGGTGGGGCCAGGACACCCAGTTCTCGGCCTCGGGGGATGACTTGCTCGCGACCGGCGTGGCGGAATTGAATCAGCGCATAGTACGCGCGCTGCTGACGCCACCCGGCACGTACATCTGGCATCCGACGTATGGCGCCGGCCTAGGTCGTTTCGTCGGCAAGGCGCTCTCGGTCGAAGAGTTCGCGCTGATCAAGTCACTGATCACTGCCGTGCTGGCGATTGAGCCTGACGTGCAAAAGCAGCCGCCGCCGACCTTCACCTACCAGAACGATGCTACCGGCCTGCTGAGCGTGGCGATCAATTACATCTACGCGCCCACGGGCGTGCCGCAGACCCTCAACTTCAACGTCCCGGCATATGGCTCTTAATACGCAAAGTTTCACGACGATCGTTCAGCAGCAGGTTGCGGCGATCCAGTCGGCGGTAGCGAAGGCAGGCGGCGCAGTCGTCACCCTCCTATCGTTCGTGATCGGCTCGCTTGAGCTGGCGCGCGTTGAAGCGGTCGCTGGCGTGTCGATGTGGCTACAGTCGCTCGTGATGACGCTGCTCGCCGTGACACGCCTGTCGACGTCGACAGGAGCCGATATCGACAGTTTCATCGCTGACTTTGGCTGCCCGCCGCGCGAGGCTGCGGTGTCTGCCACTGGTCAGGTGGTCTTCTCGCGTTTCACGCCGACGAATGCGGCGACGATTCCGGCGGGCGTTTATACGCCGAACGCGAGCGGGACCGGGGGCAGTTATTCCGGTGGCGCCATGACGCTGACGGCAGACGGAACGCAACCGTTCCAAGTCATACCGGACCCGACGCAGACCTATTGGAATGCCGCAGCGAACGCCTACATTATCCCGGCTGGCGTGACGAGCGCACAGGTCACGGTGCAGGCGTCGAACGCTGGCATACAGGGCAACGTTGCCGCCGGCAGCATCACGACGATCTCGACGGCCATCGTCGGCGTCGACACGGTGACCAATTCGAGCTCGCTCGAGAATGGCGTAAATCAGGAAAGCGACGCGGCGGTGCAGGCCCGGTTCCAGGTCTATGTCCAAGGCCTGCGCGCAGCAATCGCAACGGCAGTCGAGTCGGCTATCGAAGGCGTGCAGCAGGGCATCCAGTACGAGATTGTCGAGAACCAGACGCTCGGCGGCGTCACGCAGTACGGATTTTTTTACGTGATCATCTCGCCGTTCACGACGCAACTGCACGACGCGGTTTATTCGGCCATCAACGCGATTCGCGGCCTCTCGATCACGTTCGCGGTGTACGCCGCAACGCAACTCACAGCCAACATCGCGGTGAGCGTCACCGCCGCGCCCGGCTACTTGCTGGCGAACGTCGAGGCGGCGGTCACGACGGCAATCGAGAATTTCATTGCATCGGTGCCGCTCGGCGGCACGCTGTCCTATTCGCAGCTTTATTCCGCGATTTGGGCCGTGCCGGGCGTGGCGATCCCCGTAACCGGTCTGACGATCAACGGCGGCACGTCTGATTTGGTTGCGACTGCAACTCAAGACGTAGTTGCGGGCACGGTATCGGTGAACTGATGGCCAGGGGAGATCCGCAGGATATTTTCAGCCGCCTGAAGGCACAGATCCCGAAGTCGTGGTTCCAGTCATCCCCGAACTTCGACGCGACGCTACAAGGCCCTGCATGGGCGCTTTCGTCGATCTACGCGCAGATCACCTACGCGACGCTGCAGACGCGCATCGGCACGGCGACCGACGGCTATCTCGACCTGATATCGAATGACTTCTTCGGCACCGCACTGCCGCGGCTGACAAACGAACAGGACGGCCCATTTCGCGCGCGCATTCTCGCGAACCTGTTTGTCAAGGGGCCGACGCGCGCCAACATGTCGGCGGTGCTCACCCTCGTAACTGGTCGCACGCCGGATATTTTTGAGCCGAGCAATACGACTGACTCGGGCGGTTGGGATGGCGCTTTCTATTGGGATACCGGCGTCGGCAAATGGGGTGCGCCGATGCCATACCAGAGCTTCGTGACTGCATACCGGCCGATCACCAGTGCGCAATCTCTCGGTGAACTCGATTCGTGGCGCTGGTCGTTCGATTCATACGGCGCCTGGTCTGATTCTCCGGTCACATCAATTACCGACGCCGCAATCATCGCCGCCGTCGAATCAACCCGCATGACAGGCACGGTCGTTTGGCTACGCATAGCCAACGGGCCGATCACGCCATAACCGCACTAAACCTGCACTCATTCAAGCCGCCTTCGGGCGGCTTTTTTCGTTTCTGGAGCTTGAATGGATCGCCCAACCGTTTACACACAGGAACAAGGCCGTAGCGTCGATTTCCTGTTCGCCGCGCGCTCGACCATGATCGGCCTGGGTAAGTTGGCGCAAGCCGCCTTCGGCAGCAATACGGTGGTGCGCGGGTTGGCTGTGACGCCGAACTCGCCTGCCGCCTTGAACGTGCTTGTCGGCATCGGCGAAATCTACTCATTGGCGGACGTCGATGCTACGCCATGGGGCGCGCTACCGGCTGACACGACAGATGTCATTGTGAAGCAAGGCCTGAATATGGCCGCGCAGACCATCTCGACGCCGGCACCCGCAACAAGTGGCTTTAGCGTCGCCTACCTGATCGAATGTCAGTATCAGGATCAGGACACGAACCCGGCTGTTTTGCCTTACTACAACAGCAACAATCCCCAGATTCCACTGAATGGACAAGGCGGCAACGGTGCGCCGCAGGCAACGCAGCGCCAAGGTTTTTGCGTCATCCAGGCGAAAGCCGGTATTGCAGCCGCGACCGGCACGCAGGTAACGCCTTCGGTCGATTCTGGCTGGACGGCACTCGCAGTAGTCATCGTCGCCAACGGCGCGACCACGGTCACCTCCGGAAACATCTCCGTGCCGGTGGGCGTGCCGCAGATCTCGAGCCTGCTGCAGATGATGCAAACCGGCTCGACCATCTACGCCGTCGATACCAGTACTTCCGCTAACACAATCACACTGGCACTCACCCCGGCTGTGACGTCATATACGGACGGTGAGCCGATCCGTTTCAAGGCTGCGAATAGCAATACCGGAGCCTGCACGATCAACTGGGGCGGCGGATCGATTGCACTCAATGGTGCGAACGCGGCGCTTCAGGGCGGCGAAATCATCGCCGCAAAGCAATACGAGGCGGCGTACAACTCGACCACAGGCACGGCGATTCTGATCGGGCAAACCGCTGGTGCGCTCCAAATCGCCCCCGCTACACAGCCAGCACATGCGGTCCAATTCGGCCAGGTCCAGCAAAACTACGCGTGGAATCATGGTTTCTCCGCGATTACGAGCAGTGGCAATTTCACCGTCCCAGCAAACGTCTATTTTCTGCGGTACAGAGTATGGGGTGCTGGCGCCGGCAGCGGGGGGGTAGGATCTGCTAACAATGGTAGTGCGGGCGGAGGCGGGGCGGGCGGATTTGCTGAAGGCATTATGGCCGTCACCCCGGGGCAAGTCATTGCCGCAACCATAGGAGCGGCGGGCACCGCTGGCGGCACAGGTGGCGCGGGTACCGCAGGCGGAACGACTTCGTTCGGATCTATCAGTGCAACCGGTGGCGCAGCGGGACAGGCAAATACCACTACTGGCGGCAACTCTGGCGGCGGGGGCGTTGGTAGTGGCGGACAAAATAATTTAACTGGTGGATCAGGCAGCACAGGCGGTCCTGGGGCTAGCGCTGGCGGATGTGGCGGAACCTCGAGTTGCGGCGGAGCGGGTGGGGGCGGTGCTGTAGGGCAGGGCGCGGGCGGAGCGGTCCCAGGCGGCGGTGGTGGTGGGTCTGGGGGCACCGGCGCAAATGCTGGTGCGGCTGGCGCGCGCGGTCAAGTCAATCTGGAGTGGTAAGCCATGAACCAAATCTACGCATTGATCCAATCTGATGTCGTGATCAACACGATTATGTGGGACGGCAACACGGCGACATGGACGCCTCCCAGCGGCGTTACAGCACAACTGTTGCCCGCTGGCTCACCAGTCAGCGCGGGCTATACGTTCGACGGCACGAACTACACGGCACCCGTATCGACGACCCCTGCGCCGACTGCGGCCGAAGTGCTTGCGTCTACCGTGATGGCAGCGCTGGCCGCCGGCCTGACGATCACAAGTACCAGCACCCCAGCGATCAATGGGACATACGCGGTCGACAGCAAAACAACTGATGAAATCACCTCAGTGACGACATTCATCCTGACGAACGGGGCTTTCCCCAATGGCACAAGTACATTTCCTTGGCCTGATGCCTCCAATACGCCGCATATTTTCCCGAGCGTGGCTGTTTTCAAGGGATGGGCCACGGCGATTGCGAACTATGTATCGGCGCTCAATCTGTATGGCGACGGCATGCCCGGCGCTACGCTTCCAGCGCCGAGCATGACCATCGCGTAAGGCAGCCGATCTGATTCCATCTGGAGATCCAGTTTCTATTGGCTGGACCTATAGCGGCGTCGCTTTTACTGGCGCCCCTCCGGCGCAGACGCCCGCTCTGACATAAAGAGCGCGGCTTGCGGAGCATCCTCGGTAAGAGGCGAGATAGCTCCACTGCCCATTTCCATGCGTAGCGCAATCTGGCGTCCTTTGCGGCGTAGCGGTGTCTCGACGAATCGATAATTGAGCTCTGACAGGCCCAGTAGCAAGCAAAGCCAGACGACAAAATATCTCAATGTGTCGCTTGGCTCAAACGCGGTTCCACTTGGCTCAATATATCGACAGATGATCAGCGTCATGGGGATGGCTGGGTAATGAATGAGGTACAGGGCGTACGAGCGCGAACCGATCCACATCAGCACCGCTTTGACGTATTGATTGCGAACGATATAACCTTTGTTGTACGAGGCGATCAAAACCAATGCGACCGATACGATAGCAACGAGTCCTGTAGAAAAAGGTACGGGATTGATCTTGCCGGCCCAATCGGAAGGCAGATCGATAAGCAGGAATATCAGGATCGCTACGACCGAAATTGCGTAGAAACTCTTCGCCATGAATTTCGGCTCAACGATTTGATAGATGGGATGGCGCGAGAAGATGGCGAGGAGCACGCCCAAGCAAATAGCATCCGTCCTGATCGACCAAAGCAGCGACCAAATCGGCCGAGGAATGAATATCTGAACTAGCACGATGGCGCCGAGCGCGTAGGGCAGTTTTTTGCGAAAGAGCAGTGCAGCTAGCGGCAGGAAAATATAAAACTGCTCTTCAAGGGAGAGGCTCCACCATACGTTTGCACTCCCGCATTGGTTGGGTATAGCACTGTTCATGCAAGACCAAAAATGGAAATTGGCCACTTGCATTGCGACCGCAGAAAAATCGGATAAGGCGCGCGAGAAATATCCAAAATAATGCGGTTCCCGAAAAATCAGAGCGCCGACGGCGAAGACAGTAATCCATAGCCAGGACGTGGGCCATATCCGGTAGATTCGCCGGATCCAAAACGCGAAGGATGCGCGCCAAAACGTCTCGCTGTCTTTCGCTTTATCTAGGCGGCTCAGCAGATCGCGGGATATGACGAAGCCTGAGATCGCAAAGAAGAGGTCGACGCCGGACCACAGGCCGAAGTACATATCGGCAGTGTGAAGCATGGCATTTTCCGAGAATAAATACTGAAGATGGCCGAATATCGTAATTAGGATCGCCACGGCACGCAGCGCTTCTATATCGTCGATTCTGCCGCTGGAGTTGCTATTCATTTTGTCACCCGCCGTTATGTCGCGCGATATTAGCACTTTTGCATCGATCGTCTAGCCGCCACCGAGCGGCTTTTTTATGGCTCGCCGCGCGCGGGCTTTTTTATTCCTCGGAGTCATAACGCATGAGCGAGATCGACGCTATCAACGAGCGTTTGAACAGAGGCGAAGCAAAATTCTCCGAGTTCGCCGGGGTGCTGGCCGACATTAAAGGCCACCTTCAGAGCCAAGATCAGACGTTGGGCGCGTTGGCCGAAAAGCTCGATACCGTCGTGAACGGCACGGAATCCATCGTTGGTATGTGGAGCGGGGGCGTCAAGACGGTGCGATTCTTTTGCCGGCTGGCCGAGTCGTGGACATTCTTCCTGCGCAAGGTTTTTATCCCCGTGGTGCTGCCGCTGGCTGGCATGTGGGCGCTCGTGCGAATCGCTTCGCATCAGGCCCTGCCGGATTGGATGGCGGCCTGTATCAAGCTTGTTTTGGCGGTTTTATGACACCTCAAGAATTCATCGCCGCGCTCACACCGGCCGCTCAGAAGTCGATGCTCATCACGAAGGTTCCTGCGTCCTTCACGATCGCGGAGGCCGCCGACGAAAGCGGGTGGGGCATACACGCGCCCGGAATGAATTTGTTCGGCATCAAGGCCGACGCGTCATGGCATGGACCGATCACCACGCAGCGCACGCGCGAAGTGATTCACGGCCAACCGATCATCGTGACCGCGAACTTCCGGGCCTATACCGACTGGCTCGGAAGCATTCAAGACCATGCCGTATTTTTGACGACGAATCCGCGCTACCAGCCGGCCTTCGCTTATCGGAGTGGTGCGCTATTCGCTCGAGCTGTGGCTGCCGCCGGGTATGCAACCGATCCTGACTACGCCGACAAGGTCGTTTCGATCATCAATACGCATGGCCTGAGCGCGCTGGATACGCAGACCGCCTAACCCCAATCCCCGCATCACACCAACCGCCTACGGGCGGTTTTTTTACGTCCCGGACAGCCATGAGCACACTCCATTCCTTCACGGTGCATGCTGATTTCCCGGACAGCACCCCTTTTCTGGAAGCAGAGAGGGTAATCGCGCATGCAGTCGCGGCGGCTTTGCACGATGCCGGCATACCCGGAAATGTGACAGTGACCAATACGCATATTGATCCGACGTCAGAAGTCGCGCGGGTGGCTGACGTGCTCGGGCGTACTGGGACTGCGGTGATTAGATGACTGTTACCGTCCTCACGACGGGATCAAGCTTCACCCCTGCTGCGGGCGTCAGCACGCTAACCAACAGCGAGGTGTGGGCCGCGGGCGCGGGCGGCTCGTCCAATAACACAACCAGCGCGAAAGGCGGCGGGGGTGGTGGCGCTTATTCAGCAGTGGCGAATCTCCCGGTTACGCCCGGCACGCCTGTTGCTTACACGCTCGGCGTGCCCGGCACGGGCGAGACGTCCAGCAAGGGCGCAGTAGCCGGTGGAGATGCGTGGTTTAACGGCAGCACGCTAGCGCTTTCCTCGGTAGGCGCCAAGGGTGGCGCGGTCAGTATCAGCACGGCTGGCGGCTTGGGCGGCGTCACGACGACAGGTGTCGGGACCACTAAGAATGCCGGCGGTCCTGGCGGAGCGGGAACGAGCGCCCACTCTGGGCCGGGCGGTGGCGGCTCTGCTAGTGCCGCTGGTATCGGCGGGACTGGTGGTGCTGGTACAACGCTGCTTGGCGGTAATGGCGGATCCAGCCCCAGCGCTGGTGCGGGCGGGACTGGCGGCACCGCAACTGCGGCGGCGACGGCTGGCGCGTCAAATTCGCTCGGGGGCGGTGGTGGTGGCGGCGGCGATATCACGGGCGTCACAGATGGCAATGGCGCGGCTGGTGGTCTTCCCGGTGGTGGTGGTGGCGCTGGGTCGGGCAACACCGGCACGAATAGCGGTGGCGCTGGTGGCGGCGGTCAAATCACGATCACCTATACCGCGGCCAGTACCGCTGCAATTTCTGCATCAAATTTCGACGCTACGACCGGCGCTGTTTCGTTGGGTGGTACTGGCGCTCTCGGCGCAACGGGCCTGGACGCAACGGCTGGATCGATATCGCTAGGCGGATTTGCTCCAGTATCCGCCACCGCATTGACGGTCACAACCGGCGCGATCTCGATTGGCGCGACCACGGCGGTATCTGGCTCGGCACTAAATGCGACGTCTGGATCGGTGGCCATCGCCGGCATTGCAGCACTTCGTGCGACAGCGCTCGATGCTGTGGCCGGAAATTCCTCGCTGACGGGTTCGGCGGCGCTCAGTGCGATCAGTCTTGACGCGCCGACCGGCAATGCTCAAGCCAGCGGTTCCGCAGCGCTCCAGGCTCAAGCACTCGACGCCACCACAGGATCATCGCAAGTCGGCGGGAAGGGCGCCATCGCCTCCACGGGTCTTGATGCCACAACCGGGACCGCGCAAATCAGCACGCCGGGAGCGGGCTCAGTCGCCGCTTCCTCGTTCAATGTCGGCTCTGGATCGTTCGCGCTAACCGGTGTTGCTGGTGTATCCGCGACTGCGCTTGACGGCGTAGCTGGCTCGATTCGAGTTGGCGGATCAGCGGCGGTTCAATTTAGCGCGCTAGACGTGCCAGCCGGGGCGGTTGCGGTCGGCGGAGTTGCATCGGTCAGCGGTGCGGCGAATGACGCGACGTTCGGATCCGCAAGCATCACCGGGTCGGCTGCTATTAGATCGGCTGGCCTGAATGTCGATACCGGTAGCGTTCTCGTCCTGGCGCCCAGCGCGTCGCAAATTTCCGCGGCTGGTTTCAATGCCTCTGTCGGAAGTGTTGTCGTCGGCGCACTTGCCCAGGTTTCGGCCGCCGCCCTGAACACGACTACCGGCGCCGTGCGCGTCTCGCTATTCCGCATCCCTGAGCGCGTCTTCAACGTCGCTCCAGAAAATCGCATCGCCAACGTATCGCCCGAGAACCGCATAGTTGCGGTTGCTCCTGAGTCGCGCATCGCAAATATCCCGCCGGAAAACAGAACCTTGAGCGTGCCGCCCGAGGATCGAATCGTCAATGTGGCCTAGGAGCCGAAAGTGTTAGACACGAAATTTAAGCAAAATCAAAAGATCGATGCCGAATACCGCGGCCAGTCCGTCACTTACCCGACCCCTCGGTTTGTTGGCCTGATCGTCGCATCTGCGGGCCAATCGCCGCGCAGTACCGTGGTTGCGCTCAACGCCTACACGGTCCCTGCGACATTGAACGGTCGCCTATACAAATGCACGACGGGCGGCACAACGGGATCAGGTGAGCCGACATGGCCGACGACGGCGGCCGGCACGGTAACCGATGGCACTGCCGTTTGGACCGAACAAACCACCGCGCTCTATGGCGGCACGATTCCCGAAGGCTCAGCCACTGGCTACGCCCGCGTCTCGTATGCCTCCACACTGGCTAACTGGTCTGGTACGCAGGGCGCGGGCACTACGGTCGCCTCCACCGGTGCGACCGGCCAGATTAGCAATAACAATGCGATCGCATTTGCCCAGGTCACGACCAGTCTCGGCCTTGTAGTCGGCTTTGCCATGTATGACGCATCGACCAGTGGTAACGCATGGGAGTACTGCATCCAGGCAACCGGCACGCCCACGACTGTTGGCGCGAATATCTCGCCCAACATTGCCGCCGGCGCGGCCGTGATTGGCTACGACATTAACGCCCAATAAGGGGTAGGCCATGCAAGCCTGCCAATGGGACGGCCCGGCTCAAAGCTTCGATCTTGGGCCTAGCGAAGAACTCGACTACGGCATCAACTGGGGAAGTCCTTCGCCACCCCTCGGCGTCGGTTCCTGGCTCGCTACCGGCGAAACGATCGTCGGTACGCCAGCCGTTACCTACACCGGTACGGACTCAGCGCTGACCATCAACCCGGAGCCAAACGGGACGCTGGTAAGCGGCGGCCTGGTGACTTGGTGGCTATCCACGCCAACGGTCGGAAGCACGTACATCGTGACCGTGAACATCACCACCAGCCAGGGGCGCAAGTCGACGCGCTCGATTCAGATCATCGGCGTTCAGCGCTGACTTAAAAAGTACCTCTATGACAACTTCCATCCTAGTTTTGGTGGGGCTCGCGCTCGCGCTGTTTTTGTGGTCATGGCACATAGACCAGCGCGTAGGCGATCCCGAAGCAAAGATCGAGGCGACCATTCCGCTGATTATCGGATTGGCGCTCATGGCCATTGCGGCGCTCTTGTTCGTTGGGCGCGTGGCTTATCTGATGTGGAGGGTGCTATGACCACACGATGCAGTCATAAAGTGCCGCTTGAGTCTCCGTGCGCGCAATGCACGGCAGAAGGGATGGCGGCGCAGCCTATCGCCGGCGAACACCTCGTAAAAGTGACTCTTGAGGAAAGCGAGTATTACCCAGATCATCCGCCACGCACCGAGTCGCCGACCTTTAGGCAGACGAAGCGTGACGGAAAGAAGCGCGGCATGCGCTGCGCCATCAGCGGGCAACTCGTCGGCCTGGAATATCACCACATATTTTGCGAGGAAGCCGACATGCTGGCCGTGTGCTGGCAAACCATGAAAGGCATCGGCACGGGTGAAATAACCGAGCTGCCCGTGCTCGACCTCGTGACCGATCAGCCGACTGGAGAGATGGCGCCGGCGACGCACTTTCTCTGCTATTGGCTTGTGAAGATCGCCGCCGCTCGAGGCTTCGACTGGGCTGCATTCGATCCTGAAAAACCGGAAACCTTCGTTGACGCACTGGAAAACATGCTTGTGCTGAACGAGAAATATCACCGCGCGAAGAATCACGGCATTCACATGAAAACTTTCCCGACGTACGTAATGCAGGCGCTGCCGAGAAAGCAGGGCTTCGTTTATACGGCGGACGAGTTACCCGTATCGACTCACCCAACAGCATAGGAGCATCCATGAGCACCAACGTATTGAAACTAATTGCCGGCGCTTTGATTGCGCTTTTTATCTTGATCCTGCTCGGCGTGTTGAGCTATTTCGCCTACCACGGTAAAGCGATGCCTGATCCGATCGCGTACGCAATTTACGGCTTGATCACGACCGCGACCGGTATGTTGACGGCGCTGGCTGGCCATGCCGCTGGAGCGAAGAATCCCGCCAGTGCAGCCGTTAGCCATTTCGTGACAGGCACTTCGATGGCTGCGTTGCCGGGCCTAGTGGTGCCGCCGACATTGCCGCAAGAGCCCGTGACGCCGGCTCAACCCGCCGCACCGCAATGATTCGCGCCGCGCTCGCTCTTTGCCTGCTGGCGCTCCTGTCGGGCTGCGCCTCATATTCGGTTGAGCCGTTCTACGACACCATCTCGAAACAGGTTCTGTGCTGCCGCGCGACCGCCTGGTCAGCAAAGGACGTCGGCACGCTCAATTTTTTCGCCACTGAGCGAGGCGGGGCGTTTGTAGTCCGCTTTGCCGAGACTGGCGTGAAGGCATCTGCGCCCATAGCAGCCGCAGCAATTGCCGCATCCGATGTTTCAGCCGCGGTCATTGGCGCAACCGGCGCCATCGTCAAGTTAGCCCCGTAGTCCCTCTCCAAGGAATCCACCATGAAAAAGATCATCGCCGCAATCGCGGCTGTTTCAGCTTGCCTGCTGTTCGCCGGCTGCGCCGCTACCGGCGCCCCCACCGCGCCAGCCGTAACGCTCACGCCGCTCCAGATCGCCGCCCTGGTGCAAGCCAAGGTAACGGCGGCCTGCAACGTCCTGACGCCGACCATTCAACCATTGGCGCCGCTGCTCGCATCGAAACCGGGATTTTCCGCTTTCAACACTGACCTCGGCAACACGTGTGCTGCCAATGCGACTCTGAATGTTACGTCGCTCACCAGCCTGATCAACACGTCGATTGCTGCGGCACAGGCGCAAGTGCCGAATATCTCGTCGCTGAGCGATACGGACAAGCTTCTGATTGTTGCGGGGCTCGGCGTATTCAAGGGAGCACTGGAAAATGCGCTTGCATCGGTTCCGGCTGCTGTGCCGGCCACAGCCTCGGGTGTAATCGTCGCCCCTGCCGCGCCGACTCCCGCTAGTGGCACGCTGGTAGCTGCATCGTGACTAAACCGATCCGCGTCGCGCTCAGCGGCTCGGGATTCCGGCTGGGTGCCCACCTTGGAGCGCTTCAGGCAATTGAAGATGCAGGCTATGAGGTGGTTGAGATTGCTGGGACGTCTGGCGGCTCCATTGTGGCGAGCCTTTACGCATCAGGCATGACGCTCGACGGATTGCGCCAGCTTTGTATGACGCTCAACTGGGCACCGTACATGACATTTTCGCCTTGGGCGATACTGACCAGGCAGGTACTGTGCACCGGCAATGCGCTGCTTGATTTTCTGACGAGACAGACCGCAGGGAAGAGGTTTTCCGATCTGGCGATTGACCTAAAATGTATCGCTTCTGATCTGGTGACAGAGAGCGAGTTTCAGTTCAGCAGACACAACACCCCAGATATGTCGATCGCTCTGGCTGCGCGCGCATCTGCCTCGATACCGATTGTGTTCGCGCCAGTTGAATATGGCGCAGGGGTGTATCAGGACGGAGGAATGTGCGACAACATCCCGGTCTCCGACCTGACCATTGATGCCATCCCGCGCATTGGCATCTACCTGCAGTCGAATGACCCTCCGCTGCTTCCCAATAAGCGGAGCATCATCGATCTGGCGCCCCGGATGATCGACTTGCTGCTTGCGTCCAATGAAGCGGCGCACGTTCATCTTGATACAAAAAATGGCGCACTGATTGTCCCGGTCGAAACAGCCTATGCGTCAAGCTTCGATCGCAATATGACGTTGGCGATTCGCCAGCGGCTGTTCAATGACGGCTACGCAGCAACTAAAACAGCGCTCGCAGCACTCAACCCCTCCAGCCTCTAGCCGGGTCTGCGTCATCGTCGCTTCCCGTCTCGCCAGTGGCGACGATCAATCAGCAACCATCCAAGACAAAAATAGAACAGCGCCGAAACACGCGAGCACCATGAGAATTAGTGCGCCGAGAACGGCCGGCTGCTTTACGGCTAGCAATAGCACGGCAGCGCCGCCCACGCACGTGTAAGCCGTCTTTATTGCGCGCGTTATCGTCATCCCGCCTCCTAGCCCGCAGCTTGCGGCGCGTCAACCATCCCTACCAATTTTACCGCCCAACATTCAACCTGCTCGCGCCACGTCACATAGGTCCATTTCGCCGAGCGCGATGTAAAAGTCGTGTCGATAGTGAGGGGTGAATCAGGTCCTGGACGAAGCTCGAAGAGAGCGCATTCCTCCAGTAGCTGATCGCCCCAATAGAAGCCCATCCTCAAAATGCGCATGCGCGGCTTCTGCGCGGTCGATAGAGGCCAAACCAGTTCGGCGGCTTTCATCACACCCCTCCCTCAGCGCTCTGTCGAGCCGCGTCACCGAAAAATACGTCTCCCTGTTTTTTGTTTTGCCCGAAAGGGTGCGCCATCGCGTTAGCGAGCAGTCGCGGGATCGAATCCAAAACGGTCAAATCCTCCCCATGCCACCATGCGCTTTTTTCGCCGGTCGGGTTGCCTCCGCCAAGGTAGTCGATGGATGCGCCGCTGCTCCCGTATTCAGTGACCATGGCGATTCCGCCCAGCGGCGTACGTACGATGTCAAGCGGTTTAATCATTTTCTCACCCCTTCCAATCAGTTTGCGTCAACACGCCGCGGTGAATTCTAGAATGTTCCGGGTGATACGCGAACGCCAGAACCTTGGCGCGCTCATCCAGCCTTAAATCCCATCGGTCGCCGAAATCAAAATCCTCGCCAGTCCACTCGCCCCACATATAAATCTCACGGAAGCGGAAATCAACCGTTGCTTCGCAAGCCACTTTGCAGACATACAGGCCCATGACAGGCGGTCGGCTTGCCGGATATTCGAGATACTCAAGGCTCATTACGTTCATTGCGTGCCCCATTGGCTTTATTTGCTGCGGCCAGCGCTCGAATTCGCACCACCGCATCGGCGTAAATGTATGCTCGCTCGACATTGCCACTGGCTTGGCTGGACTTTCTCATTGAGCCAAAAATTGCCGCAGCTTTATCCGCCCAAGCAATCCCAATCCCACGCGCAATCTCCGGCGTCAGCGGATCGCCCCAGTTCACACCTTCGGGTAATGCTGCGCAGGCTGATTCGAAGTCTTCTGATTGCATGCTCATGTGCGCGCTCCAAAGCAAAAAGGCCTGCCGTTTCGGGCAAGCCTTAATGTGCTTTGGATCCAATGATCTTCCAAAATTTGGAAGATGATGGACTGTAAATTTGAGCGCGTGTCGCTAAGTCTTTGATTATACTGGGGTGACCGATGGGGCTCGAACCCACGACAACCGGAATCACAATCCGGGACTCTACCAACTGAGCTACGGCCACCACTGATCTTCATGGTTTGCCGCTAGCGGCTCCCCTAAAGAAACGAGATTATACAAAGTTCACCGCGGTTTTGCTAGTGCTTCTCAGTGCTTTTTCTTCGTTGATGCGTGCGGTACCAGTTAAAAATTCTCGCGCGTCATCAAAAATGTCCAAATCCGCTTGTGCCAGGCGTCGATGGTCCGACATCGTGCGGCGCCAGCCGCGTGCACCGGGTTCACCGTGATATAGACCCAGCACGTGGCGGGTCAGGGCGCCAAGGTAACGGCCACTGGCCAATTCGCGCGCCGCATAGTCGCGCAGGCTATCCTCGATTTCGGCACGGCTGCGCACCGGCGCGGCAGCATCGTAAAAGCGTCGGTCTACCTCGGCCAGCAGGTACGGGTTGTGATAAGCCTCGCGGCCCAGCATTACGCCATCCACATGTTGCAGATGCATGTCCACTTCGGCCAGGGTCTTGATGCCGCCATTGATCAGAATCTCGAGGTCCGGGAAGTCGCGCTTGAGCCGATACGCATAGTCGTATTTGAGCGGCGGAATCTCGCGGTTTTCCTTAGGACTCAAGCCCTTGAGAATCGCGTTGCGGGCATGCACGATGAATACCTTGCTGCCGGCTGCTGCGACCGTGCCGACAAAATCGCGCACGAAGCCGTAGTCTTCGACATCGTCGACGCCCACGCGGTGCTTCACCGTCACGGGAATGGACACCGCATTGCACATCGCTTTTACGCAGTCGGCCACCAGCGTAGGTTCGGACATC